TCGATCTTCGGCATACCTTGGCGTTGTTTTGCTTGGTTGGTGGCTGTTCGTTGCACGACAGACCCGTCTCTCAGTCCGTAGCTCATCGTCTGACAAATGTTTGCCCGCCCAGCCACATCGCGTTGAGATGCTCGTGGGAGTAGTCCGGTTTCCAGAAGAAAGCCGCACGGCAGTGGGTTTTGCGGTCTTCCTCGAACGTGACATAGCCATCGTTCTCGTGGCCGAATTCTTCGGGTGTGCGCCATCCGGAGATGGCTTGGAATACTTTTAAGAGTCCTTGGTCCATTTCATTCCTTTCATGTTGTCTCGGGTCGACTTGCTCATCTCGATCCCGAGGAGATGTTTGGCCGCTTCTTTGAGAGAGCGCGGGTAGCTTAAAAAACTGGCGAGGTCGGCCGTATCGAAGACGTAGCGCGGCTCCACGCGGGTGACCCATTTCTTCTCGGCGAGCGCCTCGTAGAGCGTCAGATCGAAGGCCGCGTTGTGCATGATCCAGTCACGCTTGTGGCAGCGCAGCCACGGGGCATCGACCGGCGCACCGACGAAACAAGTCCCGTCGTCGAAATACATCGCGACCATATAGATGTCGGTTTCGCGAGCATACTTCCATGCGCCCATCGTGGTGACCGAGATGTCCTTGTCGTAGTAGGACTCAAAGTCGATCGCGACAGAGGGGTGCCGGGAGAGGACTGGTTGGCGCTCCGCCCTCCCAGACGGATTGTTCCCCGGCAAAGTCATAGCTCGTAAACCTCCACGGGCATGTGGTCTTGCGCCCAAAGCATTTCAGTTAGTTGATTCCCTGCGAAGACGCAGAGGTCTTCGACTAGTTCCTCTTGGGCAGCGATCTCGTCGATCAGTTGTCCGAGCGTTGTAAAAGAGTCACGCGGTCCGAAGTTGATGCGCCCGATGCAATATTCGTCGTTCATAATACTTTTGTCTTTGTTCCTTGTTGAATCGGCGCTTTTTCCCCGGTGGTGTGGTCCGGTGCCAATTTCCGCAAAACAGGCAGAGATAAGTGTCTTGCCCACGAAACCGTGCTTTTTCCTCGGTTGGGTAAGCGCGTTTCGTCATACAGCCGGAAATGAAGTCTAGTTTCATTGCTCATTCCTCCCCCTCCGCTTTGCGGTAGGCTTCACGCTTTTCTTCGCACTCGCACTCGCCGTAGAACCCTTCGCAGTATTCGCAATACTCTTCCATTGGGTCACTGCGTCTGGCCCAGTAGCCAGCCTCTTCAGCGTCCATGCCTTGTGCCTCGTCGCGGTCTTGATCGGGATCACTCGGCATCGTCGTCTTCCCTCCCGCGTTTGATAGCCCAGGCGAAGATCGCTCCGTAGGTGGAGAGCCCGCCGAGCAGCAGCCCGAAGCCCATCCCGACAAGAAAGAATCCTTCAGGGTTCATTTCAACCTCCAGAAGCGAAGCCGATCCACGCCTTCACCATCGGTGACGACTCGGGTCGCGAACTTCATCTTGCCGCGCCGGCCGATGCCGTGAGCGATCGAGCGCAGCCCGTTGAAGCGTTCATGGGTCGAGGCCGGATAGATGAACGAGTCGCCGACGTTCAGATTGCCCAGCAGGTAGGAGAGCGGGTGTTGATACCGCGACTGTTCACCGGGTTTCTTGTCTGCGAGAGGAACGTCCTCGTCGATAACGACGGTGTAGGTTCTCATTTAGCGTCTCCTCCCTTGGCGGCGAGCCACGCTCCAAATCCGAATAGACCGACCCAGGAGACGAATAGTCCGACGATTGGGATCATTTGTTTCCTCCGATGAATTCGCGTTGGCGCTCGGTGAGCAGATTTTCCTTCCACTCACGCAACTCCCATTGAGCCAGTTCATCCGACATCGCGTGGCGCTTCTGCATCTCCAGGTAGGCAGTGCCGAATCCAACAACCACGGCTGCGGTGACAGCCATCGCCAGTGCGGAACAGAATCGACGAGCGGTCATTTCCACTCCTGACGGTGGCAGAGAAGACCAATGATCCCGTAGTTGGCGATATCCAACCAAGTGTCAGAAACCTTCTCATGTTCCGGTGACGCGCCATTCCAGACGAGCGTCTTGAGCCGCTCGACCTTGTCGTTCATGCGGACGACGATGCCCCGCTCCCCGAACGAGGAGATGTTTGCGCTACCGTAGTCGCGCTGCTTGGAGTCGAGGAGAACAGCAGCCTCACAGAAGGACCGGAATGCTTTACGCCCCATCTCGGTCTGGATGCCGAGAGCTTCGGCCGTTTTTTCGATATAAGTTAGAACTTCAGTATTAGTATCCATAATTTTGAAAGTGGTCTCCGGTGGGAGGAAGAACCCGTGGCCGTGAAAACCCGGCCGAAAACCCCCCACCGGAGAAAGTTGCTACTTCTGCCAGACTTCCACGCGGTCCGATGAACCGCTGAAAGCGACAGTCTTGTTTGCCTTCTTCGCGTCGGCGATCAGCCGGTCGAACATGGCTTCTTCCTTCTGGTTGTAGGGACCGGCGAGTCGGCTGTAGCCGTTGGACTCAAGTCCCTCCGGATCGCGGAAGCGGAGATTTTGGAAGCCCATTACAGGAGTCCTTTGATCTCAGCTTGGAGTTCCGCGGGAACTTCACCGGCCGTCTTCATCGACGGAATCCACCAGGTGCCTTTGTCTCCGGTCTTCAGCTTCGACCCGAGCGAGTAGAAGCCGCCGAAGAGGCCCGTCTTGTTCAGGTGACCGACTTTGAAGTCGTTGTAGAGGATCGCCGCAGTCTCCGCGTAAGCAGTCGACGAAGCGGTGTAGATCACGCGAGCGTAGCGTTTCTCGCCGAGGACGTAGAAGAACGTCGTAGCCGCTTCCTCGCTCAGTGTCTCGGGTTCCTGAATGAGAAACTCGATGTGACCGACCTTGGCGAAGATGCCTTCCTTGCGACCGTAATCGACGCGACCACCGGCCAGCCGAACTTCCTCGGCCGTCTGGAAGACGCGGGGACGAACGTCCGGATCGTAGGGCAGCGACTCTTGGTATTCGACCTTCAGACGAACGGCGATGACTTTGAGCGGAACGGCCGCGCCCTTGTTCTTCGGATCGATGTCGTTGATCTGGTGTTCTTTGTTGAGAACATAAGTGCCCGGCGTGAACAAGTTCGACAGATCGCCGACTTTGTTGACGAGGTTGAGGCGGGGCAGTCGGATATCTTCCGCGCCGAATTCGCCATAGATTCCCTTACTCGGATCATCGCCCATGACGGCGACCTGTGCTTCGGGGCGCACGGCGACTGCTCTACTGCCGGCTTCCTCGATGATTGTAGCTTCAACAGCTTCCTCAAACGATACTTTTCCCATAATTATTGATGGTGTTATTACTTGGTTTTCTTCAGGTAGTGATAAGTCCCCTCGGACTTGGCCGCATCGGCATCCACCAGTGCGTCACGAAGATGTTCTTTTGCTCGGGCCATCTCGCCGCGCTTGGCGGTCCGGGCGATGGCTTTCTCCAGTTCCCCGATCTTGACCTCGGCGCAGGCGGCGAAGGCTTCGGGGGTGATTTGATCTTTGACTGTCTCCCACGCGGCTTGGGCGTTGGTGATCTTGAAAGGTGACTTGCGCTCGGCGAGTTCGAACCCAGGAATTTCGATGCCTTCCTGCATCCGCATTTCTAAGGCGCGGGCATCGACCTTGTCGGCCCATGACCGCATGATCGGTGCCGCCTTCTTGGCGAACGCAATAACGTGCGGGTCTGAGATGTTGGCCGGATCGTATTGCGCCGGCAGGGTCAATTCGTCGGCCTTATATTCTGACGCGATGGTCAGAGCCAAAGACGAAAGTTTCGGGCAACTGGCTTGGCGGGCGCACCAAGCGCAGTGTGCCCCGGTAAGATAGTCCGAGGGGTCATCGCGCCGCGCTGCGGCAATGATGGCCGCAACCTTCGATGAGAGACGGTCATAGTCTTTTTCCCGAGACCACGTCTCGCGGTCGATGACCCCTTGGAAAGGTAGAAGAACATGAACTGTGACCTCATCGACCTCGGGATGAGCATCCCAAAGGCCAACAGTATACGCCCAGAATTGCGGCGAATCCGCGCTGTAGGCTCCGAAAGCAAATTTGTAATCGACGAGTTCAGCTTTCATTTAGTGTCGTGGAGGATGATGTGGTCGATGTGCCCGAACTGATCGAGGACGTTGTAACGCTGCTCCCGAAGCTCCCGAGCGCCGACGAGGGGTTTCCTTAATGCTGCGAGATACTTCAGACACATATCCGCCGCCTCGCGCAGCTTCGGATCGTCCGGCGGAATCACGTCGAGGTTCTCTTTCTCCACCGCAAGGTGGCCGAGAGTTCCGCGGTTGGCCGCGGTGTTGTCGCGAGTCTGGTCGTTTCGGAATCCGGGGCATTTGGCTTTCTCCTTCAAAGAGCTTGGCGAATGTTCGCTGTGCTCCGTGTTATGCTCTTGCGGCGTTATTACCTGCATGGAAGATGAGACCGGGGTAACCACCCCATTGTTCAAATTATTTTTTCCTGCATTCAAAATTCCTACATTTTCCCTTTTCTCCTCGGTCAGCTTGAGGGCTCCCTGCTCCACGGTGCCTGGTGCGTAGAGCCTTAGAGCGAGTGCGCGAGACTTGGCCCCGACCCGTCGTATCCGTCCAAGAGCCTGCTCCTCCACGAGGCCGGAGAATTGCGGACAAATAAGTGCAACACGTGGGAACTCTCCGACCACGTCGTGTAAATCGATGGATTGTCCGCCCGCCGCGATCTGGACAATGACACAGCGGAGTTCGTTTTCTTGGAACCGGCGTTGGGTTTCCGCTCTGGCTTTCGAGGTTTCCCGTCCATCGATGACACCCGCGTCTTCGAGGAGTTTCCGTGCTTGGTCGATGGATTCATGGAAATTTAGGAAGAGGACCACCGACCCGCCTGATTTGACGATCTCCTGGGCACGCTCCACCAGATACGCGACTTTGACCGTTTCAAGGGCTTGGCGCTGCCGGAGGTTTTTAACACCGCCCGGATCTTCTGGATCAGCCATTTCGTCATAAAGCGCCTTTACAGTAGCGCGGTCTTTATCTGAGAGCCACAGGGGCTCGTCCGAGAGCATGAGGTCGGGGAGTTGTTCACGTAGCTCCTCCTCGGACACCCGATATCCGCGGTTCGTGAATACCGAATGGTGGAGCCGCTCCATCTTCTCTTTGTTCTCTGGCCGGCGAGGATTCCACTCAAGACCGCCCCAGCGCCCTTCTTCGGCCCCCATCTCGCGCACCCACTTCCAAAAGTAGCCGCCCGTGAACAGCCGCAGATTGACTCCGATCGCCTTCATCTTGAGGGGGGACTCCGCGGCCGTCGCCGAGAGCATCAAGACAGCATGATTCCCTGCGGCAGCTTCGAGCATCTTCCCGTTCTGGGAGTTGTAGGCCCCGAACATGTGGGCCTCGTCGAAGATGAGAAGACACCGCTCGGGAAGCTGCCATTCGAACTTTATACCTTTTCGGGACGACGTTTTCCCCCCTGTCTCTGTAGAACGCTTACTGCTACCCCCGTTCGGGATCTTTTTGAGCCAGGGCGTGTTCCCGACCCGTAACTTTTCGGGATTAAGGACAAATAGGGGGTTCACCCCGAAGCTGGACAGGGTTTCTGTCCATTTGAAAATCACCGATTTAGGACATACAACGCACACTTTTAACGCATATCGTGCAGCAAGGGCACTCGCGATGACCGTTTTCCCGCCACCGCACCCGGTCCCGTCCAGGCTGGCCCCGACCGAGTCGAGGATCTTCAGGTGCCGTTCGACGGCTTTCTCTTGATATGGGAAAAGTTTGAACGCTCCAGTTATCATAAATGTCTATTAAAGCGTATGAAAATTATTAACTCGATACTTGTGGCGGGTCTCCTTACGGGAACCGCATTAGCTGGCGACAGGAACTTTTACGTGATCGACCTGAATACTCCGAACGGGATCACGTATGTTCAGAAACAGGGCAATCGCTACTACTACTCGTCCGATCAATCAGACGCGGTGATGGAACGAATCCGGTCGAATAGAGAACGGCGGGCTGAACGTCGGGAGGCACAGAATCGGGAGTTGCTGGGGAGTCTGCTGGACTGACCCAATCCGAATCTTTCACCAGACGCAGCCAATCAGCGGCGAGCATCGTGACCAACCACGGCTCGCCGTTTTTCTTGTGCGTGACAACCGGAGTTTTCTTTCCAGCGTCATTGATCGCCTGCTTCATCGCAGCCAAGACGTTCAAGTTCTGCACGCCTTTCACTTCGAAGTGCAACGACGGCAACTCAGGACAAACTACGTCGGCATTGCCGGCCGCACCGCAGTATTGCTGACCGCGGAACGACTTGAGGAATCCTGCCTCGCGAAGTTGATCGCGCCAAAGGCGCTCGACCCGTTTTCCTTTTTGCCTGGAGTTCATAGAATCGAAGCTCCCAGTCCTTGCGCCCATCGAGTGATCGCGACCTCGTGGTAGATAAATTTCCGGTCGCCAACTTGGGTGTAGGGGAGACCGCGTGCTCGCCAATATCCGAGCGAGTGCTTCTGCACCGGCTTGCCGAAGATGGTGCTTAACCTCTCAGCCGCTTCGCGAGGGCCGAGTGTTTCTTTGGGCCGCTCGACCGGAGCCTTGATCTCCAGGCGCAGCTTCCCACTTTCGAGCGGAGTCGCAGTGAAGGACTCGCACTCCAAGATCATCGAAGTCATTATGGTGTTATTACTACAGCCCGAAGAATTTCCGAAGAGCCAGCCGGATGACTGCGCTCATCGAGCGCCCCGAACTTTCGGACTCAGCTTTTAGCCGGTCTTCAAGTTCGGGGTCGCTGGCGAATGAGCGGATCAACTTCGGGTTGCGAAGGTTAGCTATCTTCGTGGTCAATGGAGTCTCGGAGTTCGTCACGAGAGTCACGATAACTCCTTAACCCGTCTTCGACAAATAGGGAGGCAAGTTTCTCCGGGGGGATCGAACAGTGATGGGCGGTCTGTTCGAGTTCGTGCTTGGCGGTTTCGGTGAGGTGGATTGTCATCACTTGGGCTTTCTTACGGTGTTTTATGTTTATGTTGGTGTTTCCTTTGTTGGTATGTGAGCAAATATATGTAGTGGTAGGGTATGGGTATGTGCCTATTACTTGTGGTCAAAAAGAAGCCGCGGGGAATGAACCCCGCGGCACCGCGTCACCCGTTCCGGTGTTTCCGGAGCAGGGCAGCAATGGTTTTTTGCATTTGTGGATCGAGGCTGTCGGCAGCGCGTTCTTCCTTGGTGTCGGCCTTGTAGACGGCTAACTCCTCGGCAACGCGGGACAGCGTCCCGTCTTTGTCTTCCGAGGTTATGTAGGCGGAGGTCGCTTCGCGGATGAGTGAACTGACATTCGTCTGCTTGGCTGCGGCCAAAAGGCGCAGGGCAGAGGAGGTCATTTTACTCTCTACGTAGCTCACTCGTTCAGTTCCGGCCTTCAGACGACCGTGTTTTGTTGTGCTCATGGTTATTTGGGTTCTTTCTTTCTCTATGTTCGACAACGAACATGCGTGGTTGTTCACCACTTTATTAAAGAGGACAAGCCGTTTTCTTCCGCGTAAGCCCGCACCACTATCGGTGTGATATTAAACCATTCGTCAGCTTCCGCCGTGGTTACGAGGCCGCGGTAGTGCTTTTGCAGGGTCTTCGGGCTGTTACCCGCGAGGTAGGAGGTCTCGTTGGCGTTGCGGTATTTAGCATAGTGGTAGGTGCAGAACGAGTGCCGGAGCACATTGTTCTTCCACTCAACCCCGACGGCTGAGAGCCGAGCCTTGTTGCGGCTCAGTGCCGCCACCCGGCGGTGGCTGGTCAGGCGACCCTCCTTGGGGATCTCGGCGACTGCGAGCCAGGCTTTCATCTGGTCGGTGATGTCCAAAGTCCGGCGAGCCGCAGTCTTGGCGATCGTCTCATCGATGACCGCATGATGCTCATCGAACTTGAGTTGAGCCGCCGTCATCCGCTGGAACTCTGCCCGACGCGAACCGGCGAATGCCATCGTCGCGATGTAGGGGATCTCGTCCGGCTTGGCGATCAAGAGGAGGTGCATAAGCTCCCAAGGCTTGAAGGTCGGCACCACTCTGCGGTCGAGGGAGGGGAGAGCCAGGTCCGCGGTGATGGAGTCGGCGTCCTTACCGAGGTAGCCTTTTTTCTTGGCGAACTTTTCCATCATCTGCCAATGGCGCACCAGATTGCGGTAAGTGAATGGCGACCACTCGCCCTTGCTGATGTAGCCCTGGAACTCCTCATGGGTCACACTGTTAAGTTGTCGGTGTCCGATCCAGCGCCGGATGTGGTTTGAATCGGTCGAGAGCCCGTTGAGGTAGGACTTCGAGAGCCCCTTCAATTTCTGTCGCTCCCGCATCGCTTCGACGAATTCGACCGACACTTCTTTTACTGTCCTCCGACCAGCCCCGATCGGGTTCTTGGCGACGTATTGTTCCACGGCTTCGAGTAGGCGACTTTTGCCGCCCGCTTTGCGTAAGCACTCGCGAAGGAATAGATTATCCTCCGGATGAATTGTAGTTCTCTCGCCGAGGGCGCTGGCCAAGTCAGTGACGATCCTTTGAGCCTCCTCTATCGCTTTGTCGCGTTTGGCAAAGACGCGCCTCATCGTCTTCCGCCCTACCTTCCAGCGGATGAGGAACTGGCGGTAAGCTCCATTGCGGACCTTGGCGATGTGCGCCTTGGCCCCATTGAGCCGGACGACAACGCCCTCGTTTCGGGTGTCAGTAATTTCGATTTTCATGCTTGTTAATTGTGACCAGATTTTGTGTCAAAATGTTCAAAAATATTCATAAGCGCATAATAATATCGAAAATGATAACAGACGTAAATTCGTCGCTAACAGAGTAAATCGAGTGACTTACAGAAGTTAAATAATCCCCTAAACCCGTAAATTCGAACCCGTGCTACGGTTGTCATAAAGTGTTGGTAATGAGGTGACTGCGAAGTATCAAAAACGATTGTGTCCGCTTGTATAACTCTGTAGCAGAAAAATTTCCAAAATGACCCCGATTTTTGCCTCCGATGCCCCGACTCCTCCGGTCGGATACCGACTTAAATACGGGGTCTATTTTGTGCCGGGGACGGCTGATTGGGCGATCGAGCTTTACTGCTTTGTGAACCGTGACCGGCGGTCGCCGGAGATGTTGCCCATCGAAGATCACTTCAAAAACGCGGCTCAGATTTTCTTCAATAAGAAAACTGAGAACTTTATTTGGCACCCTTGGGCCGATGACATGTTGTATGAGTGCTGTCACAATAAGTTCGTCGGTTTCGCAGGCTGTGGTTCGTCCGGCAAGTCGGAATTCATGGCCATCTGGGCTCTCCTGAATTGGATGGCTGCGCCGTTCCACACGCTCTCATTGGTCACGTCCACAAGCATTCGTGACGCCAAGAAGCGGGTCTGGGGAGCCATCCAGAGGTATTGGCCGTGCATCAAGCCCGTGGCTCCAGGGAAGCTCGCCGATACTCCGACTCCGGCGATCTACACGATCCGGAACGGGGAGCGGATGGAGCAGGCTGGGGTTTACTTGATTCCGGCCGAGGCGAAAAAGACCTCGGAAGTTACCGGCAAAATGAGAGGCATGAAAGCTCCGCGGGTCATCGTCGCGGCCGACGAGTTGAGCGAGTTAGGTCATGCCTTCCTCGACACGGCGATGTCCAACCTTTCGAACAACCCGTTTCTCCACATCTGTGCCGCGGCAAACCCTGTCTCCTACTACGACCCCTTCGGGCGCTTCGTCGAGCCGACGAATGGGTGGGGGAGCATCACGGTCAATGATGAGAAGTGGGAGACGAAGCTGGGTGGGGTCTGTCTGCACCTCGATGCCCTCAAGAATCCGAACTACTTGGCCGGCGAAAACAAATGGCCGATCCAAAAATGGGAGAAGATCGATGAGGCGCGTGAGCGACTCGGCGAGGACAATCCGATCTTCTGGCGTGACTATCGGGGGTTCTGGCCACCCCAGGCGGTCAGCAAAGCCATCTACAGCGAGGCCGAGATCATCCGCTTCCAAGCCGATCAGAAGCCGATCTGGAGGGGCCGCGCCGAACGTATTGTCGGCATCGACCCCTCCTTTGTGAGCGGCGGGGATAGGTGTGTCATTTATTTGGGCTCGTTTGGCCAGAATAAAGATGGGGTCGATCAGGTTTCGTTCGACGAGTTCCATTACCTCGACGAGGAGGCGAGCAACCCCGAGCCGCGCACCTTCCAGATCGCCAAGAAGATCAAAGACATCGTGGTCAAAGCTGGGGTGCCGTGGCGAAACATCGGGGTCGACGTGACGGGCGGCGGCGTGCCCTTCTGCGATGCGATGGCCACGGTCTGCGGGTCGAATGAGTTTCTCCGGGTTCACTTCGGCGGGGCTCCCTCGGGGCGCTCACTCTCGGCTTACGATGCGACTGCGGCCCAAGATAAGTATGTGAACCGCGTGACCGAGCTTTGGTTCGGGGCGAAGGAGTTTTTGCAGAATAATCAACTAAGAGGGATCGGGCCGGATCTGGCTCGGGAGATGACCAGCCGCAACTACGACACCCGTAAGTCCGGATCGATGAAGGTGGTCGTCGAGTCGAAAACCGATATGAAAGCCAGGATCGGCCGATCGCCCGACGTGGCCGATGCCGCCTTCGTCATGCTCGACGTGGTCCGCGAGCGGTTCGGGCTGCGTCCTCCCCAAGAGACTGGTGGGAGTCGCCGCGGCATGAGCAGTTGGAAGTCGACGATGACTTCGAAGTATGCCCCGCGGCGGTCGGGTCAGTTGCTCCAGTCTTTTTGAGGCGGTATCATAACAGCATAACAATGTCGTATCGCGTCACAGTTGAGGAGTTGCGCAAGAATGCACCGCCGCTGCGGATGATTTCGCTGACCGCGCCGGATTGGCTTCAGGCCGTCGATGCGGTGACCGAGGTGTTGTCCAAGGAAGACACCATGTTCCAACAGGACGAGACCGAAACACGCGAAGAAGCTAACGACGATTGGTCGTGAATTATTTCCACTCCGGAGACTTAGGGGATGTCCTCTACGCGCTGCCCTCGATGAGGGAACTTGGGCGCGGGAATCTGTATCTCAACTCGCGGCCTTGGACGGCGAAGATGACGCCCGAGCGGGCCAACGTGCTTCGTCCGCTCCTCGAAGCCCAAGACTATGTTGGCAAGGTGATTCACGGGGATGCGCCGGCCAATGAACACTGCGTCAATTTCTCTACGTTCCGTAATGGCGGGCTGATCTACGGGGTCAATCTCATGGAACTGCAAAGTGATTGGGTCAATGCGAACGCAGTGCCCGATCCTTGGCTGAAAGTTTCCCCCTCGGTGCGGGCTCGGGGGCGGGTCGTTTGTCATCGCAGCCCGCGCTACCACAACCCTTACTTCCGGTGGGATCTTATCGGTGAAGCTCTTGGCACGAAGATGATCTTTGTCGGGTTGCCGCAAGAGGTCGAAGAACTCCGCAAAGTGACCTCGGTCCACGCGGAATATGCCGTGACCAACGACTACCTCGAACTAGCCAAGCTCATTGCGGGGGCCGATCTTTTCATCGGCAACCAGTCATCCCCGATGGGCTTGGCGATCGGCCTGGGAGTCCCCTTTATCCAAGAGACATGTCTCTGGACGCCCGACTGTCTCTACCCGCGAAAAGACGGCACCTATTGTTATGACGGTGGGATATCCCACTTCGAGATCCCGCCGTTCATTCCTCCGCCGGATGTCGACCGCAATGTGCTCCCGCCCGGAGATTGGCAAGTGGTCTCACGCAGCACGGGCGAGCGTGTCACGCTCAAGAGCCACCGTGCCGCGACCCGCCACCTCTACAAGACCGACCGTTATTTCACCGAGGAACAAGCGGCTCAAGAGGTCGATCGGCAGAACGCCCTCCGCATTCCGCATCTCGTCCGGCGCAACTCGACTTTTGAAATCTTCGGCAAAGTGGCCCCTCTGGTCCACGCCGTTGCTGCATGATTCATACCACTTGCACCACCGGAGACCTCAGTGAGTCGATCTTTGCCTCCGAGTCGTTGAGGCGGGGTTACTGGGTCTACACGTCGAACGGACACGCCCGACCTGCGGACGCGATTGTGATCAGGCCACCGCAGCGACCGATCACGGTGCAGATCAAGACGGCGACGGTATATGCCGACCGCGACAATGTATACGGGGTGATGTCGAGTCGTGGGCGCGGGGCAGCGAAGACGGCCTATCTCTATGGGGACTTCGATATTCTGGCGGCGTGGTTGCCGGATATAGAAAAGTTTGTTTTCTGGCGATTTGACGAGATCGCCGACCGGAAGAAGATTTGCTATTCGCCGCGGCTGCACCGTCAGCCAGATAATTGGGATTTGCTCGACACCGTGCTAAAGTAATAACTCCGTAAACCATGCTCCTCGTCCTGCCTGTTTCCCAAGTCGACCTCAAGCTCGCCACCAAGCTGGCCGGGCACATGGCCCTTTTGGGGAACCTTTCCCGGCACAAGCTGCTGGTGGTCGGAGCCTACAATACGAAAGACGAAGCCGCTTCTTTGAAAGAGAGCCTGGCCCCGAGCTTTGCCTCGGCCGATCTCTTTATTCCTGATAGCGAGTGCGAACTCGGCTGGCCCCAATCGGCCAACCACCTTTGGGCTCGCACCGTGCGCCACCTCCAGCACAGCGGGAACAAGGACACTTGGTATTGGTTCGAGGCCGACAACACCCCGATCCGCGAGGATTGGCTCGACGCGATCGAGACCGAATACAACCAAGCCCAGAAACCTTTCCTCGGAGCCACCCAAGTGACCCGGATGCTGGATCGTAAGACCAGCGAATTCGTCAAAGTCGACGGCGAGCATGTCATTGGCACCTGTGTCTATCCGGCTGATTTTCCGACCCGCTCGCTCTTGTGGAGCTATGTCCGCACCGACGACGGCCCGAATGTCGAACCCTTCGACGTGTATCTCCGCCATGAGATGCGCCCGAGCACCGCGGTATCACAGTTGATACACAACAACTGGCGCACGAAAAATTACGAGATCGATGAAGACGGCCGCATCTACTGCGATCCGATCGACGACAAATCGGTCTACGGCCCTGTGCCGACCAATGCCGCAGTCGTCCACGGTTGTAAAGACGGCTCACTTATCGAAGCCCTGCAAAAATGACAAATTCCGAACTAGCCCCCCTCGAAATCCTCGGCCTGGACGAAAACGGAAAGGCTCCGAAGATGCGCGTCGACAACGTCAATTCGGCCCGCTCGATCTACAAAGCGATCAAGGATTCCGACCAAGGCTCCAGTAAAAACCGCGCCTTGGTTGACGCCATGTTCAATGGTGCCGCCCCGTTCAATCAGCAAGACTTGATTGAAATGGGCCAAGGCGAGCGCACGAATCTCGACTTCGGCGAAGCCTCCGCCCTGAAAGAGCAAGCCCTCGCCGGATACTACGACCTCACATCGTCCGTCGATGTCTTGGCTCGTATCTCGATTGACTACGGTTCCCCCGAGCAGAAGGTCGAGTGGGAGCGCATCTTGGCCGAAGAATTCACCAGGACTTTGAAGGAGTGGCAGGAATTCGAGTTCAATCACCAGATGCTTGCCGACCAGTTCGTCTCGCATGGCGTCGGGGTTTGTTATTTTGAGGACGAGGTTGATTGGCGTTGGCGCGTGGCCGGACTCTCCGAGTTCCGGTTGCCGCGTGGAACACGCGCTTCCGAGTGGGAGATCGAGGTCGCCACGGTTGATCGCGAATACCAAGCCCACCAGCTTTACAAATTCATCGAAGATCCCTCCGTGGCTAAAGACCTCGGATGGAACGTGAAGATGGTGAAACAGGCGTTGATCCGCGCTTGCCGCGACAGTTCGTTCCAAGAGGCCGGCGAGTGGGAGAAGCTCGAAGTAGAACTCAAGAACAACGACCTCCTCTACGGCAACAGCCGTGGCAAGAAAGTCCACGTCGTCCACATGTGGGTGCGCGAGTTCGACGGCAAGGTCAGTCACCTCATGTTCCTCAAGGATCCGATCGGCTCGGACGAGAACGCCAAGGAGGAGGACTTCCTCTTCAAGCGCCCGAATCGTTTCGCCGCCCCGACGAATTGCTTCGTTACTTTTTGCTATGGCGTCGGCAACGGCACCTACCACGGCATCCGCGGGCTTGGATACAAGGTGTATCCACACATCCAGCTTTTGAATCGTCTACGCTGCGGCATGGTCGATGGTGCGTTGCTCTCCTCGGCCCTGATCGTCCAGCCCGGTGACAATGGTTCCCGCGCCCTCGAAGACCTCACGCTTTCCTACTACGGCCCCTACGCACTCTTTCCTCCGGGGCTGAAGATCGTCGAGAAGGCGATCCCGAACTACAACCAGAACCTCATGCCGGTCTTGAACGACCTCACCATGAACATGCAGAACCGGACGATCGGCTACCAGTCCCGCTCGATCACTCCGGATGGTCAATCCCGCACTGCGTATGAAGTCCGCGCCCAGTTGCAGCAAGAAGCCGTGCTCGGGGCCGCAGCGATCAATCTTTTCTACCACCCGTGGAAACGTCTTCTTCGTGAGGCATACAGGCGTTTAGTGTCACGTGATTATGCCGCGAACGAACCCGGCGGTCGCGAAGCCGTCGACTTCAAGAGGCGTTGCTTGGCCCGCGGAGTGCCGGCCGAAGCGATCCATCGTTTCTCTACAGTCGAGCCCGTTCGTGCCATTGGTTACGGAAGCCCTGGGATGCGCTCGGCCGCTATCGATGAGACGATGCAGATCTTCGGATCGCTCGACGAGGCGGGCCGGATCAATCTTCTCCGCGACCGCATCGCCGCCCGCTTCGGTCAGGAAGTGGTCGACCGCTACTTGCCGTCACCTTCAGTAACTCTTCGCACTCCTATTGATGACAAGATCGCGATGCTCGAAAACTCCGATCTCTCAATGGGCACGATGTTGCCCGTCAACTCTGGGGAAAATCACTTCATCCACGCCTCCCGCCATCTGACCTCCCTTGATGGTTTGGATGCCGCAGTCTCGCAAGGCCAAGCGGAGCCCGCGGCGGCAATGAAAGCCTACGCCACGATGATTCCTCACCTCGGCCAGCACTTGCAGTTACTCGCAGCCGACGTGGCTCGCCAAGACCAAATCGCACTCATGCGTCAACGCTTTCAGCAGTTGAGTGCCTCGGCCAAGCGGCTTTCCGATGAGCTTGCCGCTGCCGCCGAACAGCAGGCGAAAGCCGAGCAAGCCGAACAAGCTCGAATGATCGAAGCCGAGCGTGCCCGCATCGCCCAGATGGAGCAGCAGTTGGCCGAAGCTCAAATGCTCTCACCCAAAGCCCAAGCGGATCTTATCGAGCGCCGGGCTAAACTAGAGATGCAAATCGAGAAGCACCAAGTCGATATGCAGACCAAGCAAGCCAAGGTCATGCAGGAGCTTGCCCTCAAAGACGCCAAAACCGCTGCCGAGATTTCACCGGCTGCACAACCGACGATGCCGTGAATATCGACGTTACCGGATTACTGACCAACGCGCTTTCGACGGGGCTCTCCTCCGGCGTTCTCAAGACCAATGTGCCTTGGATCGACCGCATGATGAAGGGCGCTTCGATTGGAATGTCCGAGGGTTCGGCCGGCGGTAGCCTCGGCGGTCCGGTTGGTGCGGGTTGGGGTGCGTTGGGTGGCGCGGTATTCGGTGGGTTGGACGGCGCGGTGGACGGGCCGATCTTTCGGGCCAAGACCGGAGGATCTTCCGGTTTCGGAGGTTGGTTTGACGACATGATGCTCGGTGCAACCCAAGGCACAGCGCAGGGAAGTTCGATGGGAGGTTGGGGCGCTATCGGCGGAGGAGTCATCGGCGGATTTCAAGGATTGAGCGGCAACCAAATCCAAAACCAAAGTTTTCTATGAGAGACTACGCCCAGGAATATCTTTACCACTCGTCCCCCGAGCAGAAGAAGCGTCGTGCCCAGCGCAACGCCGCCCGTCGCAAGATGGAGCGTGCCGGCCGCGTCTCTAAAGGCGACGGCAAGGACGTGCACCATAAAAACGGAATGAGCAACCACTCCAGTAACCTGGCCGTGTTGCCCCGTTCCGTGAACCGGAGTATTAAGTAATAACATGCCAGCTTATTATCCAGAAGGAGACACGCCCCTGCGTGAGGACTACACCGAGCGGTCGCTCCAGAAGATCAATTCGGTGCTCTACGGCACCAACCCCACCTGGGACGACATCGAGCTTACCTATGCCGGGAGTAATTTGACGCGAGTGGTCTACAAGTTGAACGGCCAGATCATCGAGACACGCAACTTCTCCTACACCGGAACTAATCTCACCCGAGTTCTGAAGAGCTAGATGAGTTGGAGCTTCAACCCCTTTACCGGAAACCTCGATCTCGTTGGGTCGGGAGGGGGCACCGTCGTTTTCGAGGGTGAAGTCCCCACCTTTGCCGATTTACCCGTTACGGTCGGCGATCCTGCCATCGGGGCCGCATATCTCGTGCGGGATTCTACCGGCGTCTGGCTGGTAAACAGACGCCAAGCGGGCATCTACATTCGACGCAACAATGCCGGGCTGGCGACCGACTGGGAATACGGCGGCGACTACCCGGTCAACAGCGTGAATGGGCAGACGGGGAATGTTTCGCTGACGGCGGCGAATGTGGGTGCGGCATGGCCAGAAGTTGGAAGTGCGCAAACCGTTACAGGAGACACAACCTTAACCGCTGGTCGCAATCGACGTATTACGCTTGTTGGAGTTGGCGCAACGGCTAATGTCGATTTGCCAAGTTCGGGGAACGAGCCAGGAGATGTGGTCACGTTGGTTTCTTCGTTTTATGTCCCAAGCGTTTTTACAATTCGCGCACCGCGAGGGACGCCTGCCTTTGTGGCAGTTGCAACACTCAATGTTTCTGGGCAGTCGTTCACTTTTGTAAATCCTAGTGGTTTAGGTTCTGGCTGGGAGCTTCGCTTAATTAACACCCACACCCACGCCGCCGCCGACATCACCAGCGGAACCTTCGACAACGCCCGCATCAACTTCGCTGCCCCGCCCGCCATCGGCAACACCACGCCGTCCACAGGCGCATTCACCACCCTTTCCGCCGCCCCGACCTCTGGCTCCGCGCTGACCTTAACTGGCGGCACGGTCACGGCATCGGCTCCGCTCATTGATGCAACGCAGACGTTCAACGCCACCACAGCCGTATTCACAGGCTCCACCAGCGGCACAACTCTGACTGTCACCGCCGTTACCTCTGGCACGATTGCTGTCGGCATGACGCTGACCAGCAGCGGAACAATCACCTACGGAACGCGCATCACGGCACTTGGTACAGGCACAGGCGGTACGGGAACCTACACGATTAACTCCAGTCAAAACCGAGCCTCCGCGACACTGACAGGAACACCGCAGCTTCATGCGGCGACCATCGACATCACCAACACGGCCAGCGGATCAAACAGCACGGCATTTCGCTGCTTGGCTGGCGGCAATCCTATTCTGGAGGTCTTTCCAACCTCACCAGCTTGGAATGTCCCGCACTTCGTCCGTATCACGCGCCCCGCTGCATCAAGCACAACTGATATTTTCTCTATTCGCGTAGGCACTGGCAGCGATCCTTCGACTATTTTCAACGTGCGCGATGATGGCGCTTGCAGTTGTAACACCTTCAATAGCGGCGGATCACTTTTACAGGCAGGCTACCTTGTTCTTGCGGACGGAACCTCAATGGGTTTTTCAAGTGGGCCGCGAATCGTGCGTGATGCGGCAGACGTATTTGCACAACGCAACCCGTTTGGCGCGACGAATCCACAGGCTTTCCGCATTTATAATACTTGGACTTCCGCAACGAACCATGAACGTCTGAATTTTGCATGGTCAAGCAATGTCGCAATTATCGGAACCGAAAAAGGATCGGCAGGCGGCACGGCGAGGGGATTGGAGTTTCAGACGGACGCAACGACACGATTCACAATTCTGTCCACTGGCGTTATAGGTCTTGGGAGCAGCAGTTCCAGTAGCGGTCTTGGCGCGTCTGGTTTGTTTGTAAACACGGGGGCGGCTCAAATCAGCATGGGCAGCTATCTTTCCAGCGTGTGGGTATATAACCAACGTGTTGAGATATACGGAGACAACGCCGCAGGAAGCGCAACCGTTCTAATGCTTTCTTGCGGCAAGGATTTGGTGCGATTCGGCGGCACCACCAGCCTCTTCCCTGCCCTCAAACGCTCCTCGACCACGCTGCAAGTTAGGCTGGCGGATGATTCGGCGTTTGCTGAACTTTATGCCTCTAATCTGGCAACTCGCGTATTTACGGCGAGAGACTCGCAGCCGCCGTCCACAGGATTTGCCACCCTCGACACTCGCGGCACAGGAATTGCCGTGTTGGACTTCGATGATGCCGCTACGGAAACAGCAGTTTTCGTCTCAATACTTCCGCGCTCTGCCACGATTACCAATGGCCTTATAATTGAGCTACGGTGGATGGCGACAAGCGCAACAAGCGGGAATGTCCGCTGGTCTGTCGCTATTGAACGCTGCAATACGGATTTAGATGCCGATTCGTTTGATACTTCTGTTGAGTCAACAGCAGCCTGCAACGCCACATCTGGAATAATCACCGCGACCAGCATAACGATCACAACGATTGATTCTCTGGCGGCTGGCGACTTGTTCCGCTTGCGTGTCCAGCGTCTTGGAGCGGATGCGGCTGACACCATGACAGGCGATGCGGAGTTGATCGCTGTCGAAGTAAGGAGCGCGGCGTAATCATGGCTTACGCATTCAACGGCACAAGTCACTATTTAAGCACGGCGTCCGCTCCCGCCAGCGGGACGCCCATGACGCTGGCGTTGTGGGTTCGTCGCAGCAGCACTGCCACCAACCAATCTGTTCTTTCAGTGGGAGACAACGCTGGAACGCACCGCAACCAAATCAATTTGCGAAGCGGCAGCAGTCCAGCATTCGCAGTAGAGGCAATCGCCATCGGCGTCACGACAACCTCCCGCGCCGTCACAAGCTCTGCAACCACAATCAACCAATGGGATCACGCCTGCTGCGTCTACAACTCAGCGACAAGTAGGTTTGCCTACCTCAACGGCTCTGCATCCGCAGAAGACACAACTGATGTCGGCAGTCAAAACGCGGCAACAGGTCTTCAAGTGGCAACGCGGATCGCCAGCAATGCTACCGCTAATTTTACACAAGGGGAAATGGCCGAAGTCGGCATTTGGAACGCCGCCCTTACCGCCGCAGAAGTCGCTTCCCTCGCTGACGGCATGACCTGCGACAAAGTGCGCCCGCAAAGTCTCGTCTTTTACGCTCCGCTCGTTCGCAACCTCCAAGATGTGCGCGGAGGTTTGACCATCACGAACAACAACACGGCGACAGTCGCCAACCACCCGCGAGTTTATGCCTAATTTTATGTTAAACAACCCAACCCCAATAGTGACGGACCCCGTTCCGTCTTTAACCTACGACAAACTCCATGTGTATACGCTTTCCGCGATCCAGCCCACGGCTGATTCGGGAAGCATTACGGTGGAGCTTTTACCCGCGACTTCGGATGGTCAGATCGCCTCTGGTGATCAGGTCCAGCGAATGACCGCGCCACTAAACCCCGAAATCATGGTAGCAGTGCCCGAACTTGCCGCCGCTTTTGCCGCCGTAATTGCGGCGATTCCCGCGACACAGGCCTATTTGGCCAGCCAGCAGGAGCAGCCCAATGAATAAGACTGTCACACTCACAGAAGCCGAAGCAAAGGTTGTCATGCAGTGTCTCGACATTGCGACCAAGGCGGGCGGCTTGAACGCTGCCGCAGGCATCTTGCCGGTGGCGATGAGTATCGAGAAGCAACTCACCGCAGCCGAGGAGCCTCAGTTGCAGGAGTCCTAATCCGGAAGCATATTAGTGATGAATGTCAGCGACCCGCTCAACCTCTTGGATCCCGACGGCTATCCTCGTCGGAGGGATGTGTCGTCTATGAGTTATGATGGCGAAAGGTTGGCCCGGTTGGAGACCAAGGTAGATCTGATCTTGGAGCACCAGGAGTCCTTCCGGAGATCATTCGAGAAGCATGATGATCGGCTCAAGCACTTGGAGAATACCAAGTCGACGATCTACGGGATCGCTGCCGCGATCGGGGCGCTCTCGGCTTTCATCATGGACGGGTTGCGGGCGGCAATTTTGCAGCGATAGTAATAACCACACATTCTATTATGGACATCACCAACATCATCCAAATCGTCAGCCAGCTTAATTGGCTGGAAATCCTCGGAGCGGCCTACGGCCTCATCCTCGCCTTGATCGCGATCTTCGCGCTCATCCCCGGCGAGCAGCCGGAGAAGACGCTCAAGGCGGTCGCCGACATCGTCGCGAAGTTCTCCCGCAAATGAAATACGCGGTCGCTGCGGTGGCTTTGCTCCTCACCGGCTGCGTGACCCCGAAAATCGGGTTCGGCTACGACTTCCTCAATAAAAGGATGACGGTCTCGGTCGAGCCGGGCGACGGGAAAAAAGTGGTTAAGCCTGAGTAGTATGCTTCAAAAGCTGGCGGATGTCGCGATTTCCCAAGTGGGAGTGCGTGAATCAGGTGGCAATAACCGCGGGGCCAAAGTCCGCGTCTACCAAGCCGCATCGAACTTGCCGCCCGGACCCTGGCCTTGGTGCGCGGCGTTTGTCGATTGGTGCGTGCAGCAGTGGCTCGGGTATCCTGAAGCGAAGGAGTGGCTCGGGTTGAAGCATAGCTCGCCTGCGAAATGGCGACCGACCACGGCACTGGCTTTCGGACTGATCGAGTGGGCCAAGAAGCGTCCGAACACCGTGACCGTGCTACCCGAATCGGCCAAGGCTGCGGTGGGTGACATCGTCGTCTTTGACTTCTCCCATACAGGGATCGTGGTCGGGGTGGGGGCTCGGACGATCGATGTAGTTGAAGGCAATACCAATGGCCGCGGTGACCGTGACTCCGAGACGGGCGACGGGGTTTGGCTCAAGAAGCGCAACGTCTCGTTGGCTCGTGCCTTCCTGCGGATTCATCCGAGCAAAGCGTAATAACGCCGCAACCACTTTATGAAACACAATCTAAACTCATTTCGCCGCAACGAACTCCTACAAGGCGGACTCGCTGAAGTGCTGCGCCACCCCTCGATGCAAGCCGCCCTGGATGTGCTGCGCGATCTGGGAGAGCCGACCGAGATGCCGGTGCCGAGCGATGTCGACTTTCTAATTTTCAACGCCCTGCAAAACGCCCGCCGTGAAGGGTTCTTCCACGCGCTGCGTTCCCTCGAAGCCTTGGCGACCCCGATCAAGGTTGTCCCGTCCACCAAAGATCTGATGCCGAGCTTGGTCGACGAATAATTTATGGCAGAAGCAAACACGCCGAGTAACCCGTCCGCCCCGGCGTCGGACAACCAAACACAACCCACCGTCACTCCGGAACTTTCCGAAGCCGGTGGCACTATGACTTTCGACGCGGCTCGTTCGCTGTCGGAAGCCTTCAACTCGATCGGCGCTCCCACGCCCGAGGCACCCAAGGCGGAAGCCCCCAAGGCTCCCGAGACCAAAACCGAAGCACCTAAGACGGAACCCGTTGCGGAACCGACCAAAGCAGAAGCCCCGGCTACGGCCGATGCCGACGCTTTGGCTGAACTCTTGGGCGGACCGAAGAAAGCCGAGGCCAAGCCGGAGCCGGACGACGCACCCCCCGAAGGGGCGATGACCGAAGGTGCCACGAAGAAGTGGGCCGAGCAGCGCAAGGCACTCAAAGAGGAGCGCCGTCGCCGCGAGGAACTTGAAGCCAAGGTGGTCGAACTGGAGAAGAAGTCGACCGATGTCGCACCCGACGAGGTCAAAGCTCTCCGCGAGACGGTCGACGCCTACGAGCGCGAGCTTCAAATTGCGCGGGTCGAGGCGACCAAGGAATTCAAAGATGCGGTCGCGGTGCCCCGTGAACGGATCAACGGACAACTCGAATCCTTCGCCAAGAAGTATGAGTTCCGTGAGGCCGACGCTCGCGTAGCGTTTGCCGAAGCCGATCCGGAGAAGCAGACCGAGCTACTCGTCGACATGGCCAGCGGCATGAACGACCGCGACCGGATGCGTTTCTACGCGATGGCGGAAGAATGGCAGAAGGTTGAGGGCATCGCCAACAAGGTGCGCCACAATGCGAAGCTCGCCCTGGAAAAGATCCAAGAACACCACACCGAGCAGCAGAATGCGTTCATCGAGCAGCGCAACAAGCAGTATCGGGGAGCCCTGGAGAAGATCTGGGGCGATGTCTCCGAGAAAGCTCCGCTCTTCCGCCGCCGTGAAGGCGACGATGCGTGGAACCAGAAGATCGGGGAGATCGAGCAATTCGCCACGGGGCTGGATTGGAACACGGTGGCCGACAACGACCAAGCACGAGCCGAAGTCGCTCTCCGGGCCGCAGCCTCGCCGTTCCTCTATGGTCTGGTGCAGCAGTTGTTCGCCAAGACGGCCGAGCTAAACAAAACCCTCTCGAAATACCAGAGCGCGAAGCCTGGTGCGGGTGGGGGAGCAGCCGACCCAATCGTGGGCAGCGGCCAAGAGGAGAAGGTCGAGCACGAGGACTTCTTCTCGGCGATCAAGTCGGGGTTATCTTAAAATCCCTCCGGAAACTTCGGTGACCGGACGCGAGGGAGGGGGCAAAATGTCCCCCTCCCTTTGCATTTATAATAAGCCCGTAATTTGACAACCCCTTAACCGAGCGTAACTTAGTCTCACGTTTACGGGTAGCGGCAATCATCCGGTAGAAATCAGAAAAGTTAGGTTCGCGAGGAAGCCCGATCCGCGACGGGAAGAGAAAAGCAAAATCGTGGTGTTGTTACTAGCCTCGGACCGCATGTGCGTCTCCCGATCAAGGCAAAGTAATAACCCCACAAATTAGGAGAAAAACAAGCATTATGCCTTGCAATAATATTGAAGCTCTCTTCGTGGAACATGCCGGCCTTATCCGGAACAATGTCTCGAAGAACATCATCAACTCCGATTTCTACCTGAAGTATCTGCCGCGTGAGCAGTGGATGGACGGGCAAGGAACGGAATATAGTTACCCGATCTATGAGCGCACGCTCTCGTCCAGCCCGGTTTCTTTCAACGCATGGGAGTCCTCGGATGGCGAAGCGGGTGGCACTTGCGGAACTGCCGGTCAGTCGATCGACAACTTCGGCATCACCCTGCGCCAGACCAGCCTCAAAAAGGCCGCGCTGAACTCGCCCGACATCTGTCTGGACGACCTTCAGTTCGCCTGGCAGGTCGAAGATCAGGTCAAAAACATCGTTCGCGTTCTTTCTGAGAACACGAAATGGGTTTGGACCAACGCTTATCAGGACGAGTATATCGACGCTTGCGGCACCAAAATGGTCGCGGCGGCGAACCTCCCGTCCGGTAGTGCGACCTTCCCTGTCACACCCGCTACTTCTAAACTGACCTGGGGTATCCTCGAGGCGATTTACGAACAGTTGGGCTACGCAGGCGGTGGCATCAATCCGTTCGCCCGTGTCGACGAGATGACCCCCATCTACGCGGCAGTCGGCGAGCGTTTCACGTTCCATGACCTCAAGCGCCAGGACGCCAACACCCGTGACGACTTCCGTTACGCTTACGAAGGATCGGAGACCCAGTCCCCGATGCTCGGAGCGCCCGGTCTGTCCGGCGTGTATCGCGGCTTCCGCTTCTTCACGGTTGAATTCCCGCCCCGCTACGACTTCGTCGGCGGTGCATGGGTTCGCCGTCAGCCGTTCGCGTCGACCCCGACGTCGAAGGGTGACAAGTGGGAAGTTTCGGATGCGTATAAGAACGCTCAATTCACCGACACCGTGATTTATCACGCTGACGTGTTGAAGGTTCTTGTGCCCAAGCCGAAAGCAGCCAGCCCGATGAAATACAATCCCCAGTATAGCTGGACCGGAGAATTTGTTTTCCGGAACATCCCTTCGAGGGATTGTAACGTCGATTCTAATATCGGCTTCTTCCGGGCGCTGTTCGCCTACGGCCCGAAAATTGAGCGCCCTGACCTCGGCTTCGTGGTTCGCCACCGTCGCTGCCAGCGTGCCCTCGATCTGGTCGCTTGCTACTAAGAGGTAGCACCTCACATCACTCTGGGAGTTTCGGCTCCCAGGGTGCCAGAGGCGCTGCATTAAAGTAACGTCGAGCAAGAAAACCAATCATTATGAAATTCCCTATTCCCGAAGGCATGGTTCCGCCCGATGGCGTGACCGAAGGCTCCACCTTTGACGCGCTGGCTACCCTGCGCCTTGAAGCTGACGGACTCACCTTGGTCGCCGTTGACGGTCTTCCCGTTGAAGGTGCTGCCGAGGAAGCTCCTGAAGTCGAAGCCGCTGGTGAAGAGATGGGCTTCGACGAAGCCATCCGCGCCGGAATGACGGAGGAATAATCCCGTGATCGCCGATACGGAGCGTCTTATCGACGGCTTCCGCGGCCTTCCGGCGGGAATGGACGGCTCGAAGGAGCCGCCCCAGACACCAAGCGAAGCCGCTTGGTATGCCACTAACGTCACCTTCCGCGGCGGCAACGGACCGAAGACCCGTCCCGGGTTTCGTGAGATCCCGCCGACCTACTGGCGCAATCCGCGTCCTGTGCAGACGGTGACGATTTCGATTGCTGGTGGTAAAGCGACAGTCTCGGCCACGGCCCACGGCTACGACAACAAAGACCAAGTCACGATCGCAGGGGCTACTCCGGCAGGGATCAATGGCACTCATCGGATCACGATCGTCGATGCGAATTCCTACACTTTCCCAACGTCCGAGACTGGATCAGTCACAGGCACGATCACAGCACGCCGGGATGTCGACTCTACTTATCAGGACGACTTGATCGATGGAGACACCAGCCGGAATCGCGTCTCCGACATTATTGGAGCGATCCTGATCCAAGGGGCAATCGTCTACCAAGATCCCCGCGAGGGAAACCCCGCCCAGATGATCGTTGTGGCCGACGGCAAGATCTACGCGCTGAACTTTGAAAACGCCTCATGCTACTTGCTCAACTCGACCGATGAGATCTCCGCTGACGTTCCGGTCTACATGACCCAAGCGGAAAAGTTCCTCGTTATCCAGACGGGGAAAGACGAGCCTCGGGTCTATGACGGCTACGTGCTCCGCCGGGCCAGTTACTACGGATTGCAAGTTATCCCGATCGGGAAACAGATGTCTTACGGGCAAGGGCGGCTTTTCGTCGCGGTGAACGAGGGAGCCGAGATCATTGCCGGTGACTTGGTGTTCGGCGGCTCCACAACCAACGTGGCGATCACCAGTTCGAGCGCGGCCAACCCAAGTGTCATCACCACATCGAGTGCCCACGGACTTGTCGCTGGCGACCAGATCACGATCCAGGGCCATAGCAGCACGCCGACAATCAACTCGACCTATACCGTGGCGACCGCCCCCACTACGACCACTTTTACGATTCCTGTCGCGGTGACCAGCGCGGGCAGCGGGGGCTTTGTCAGCCGATTCAATGCGGGGCAAGACAGCGACCTTCTTCGATTTACCGAGAATACATTCCTCAACGAAGGTGGCAGCTTTGCCCCGACCGGCAAACTCGGCCGGATTACAGGGCTTGTCTTTCTTCCGGTGCAGGACACGTCGACCGGACAAGGCGACTTGATCGCTTTCTGCGAGCGCGGTGCGGTGACCTTCCAAGTCTCTGCCCCCCGCGATCAATGGAAGAATACCCAAGGATTCCAGCGCGTGCTTTTCGACAATATTGGATCGACCAGCGACAGCGTCATTCCGGTCAACGGCGATTTGTTTTTCCGCAGCAGAGAAGGCAACGGCATCCGCACCTACCGCAACGCCAGGGCCGAGGCTGACAACTATGGTCTGACCCCGGTGAGTGCGGAGATTGATCCCGTGCTCAAGCAGGATACCCAGTGGATGCTCGACGGAGTGACCTTCGCCAACTTCGACAACCGTCTTTTAATGACGTGTCTTCCCAAGCAATACCCGCGCCGTGCGGCCAACCAAACTCAGGCTGATACCTTTGCCTCCGAGCCAATCCCGACACTCTACGACGGTATCGCCGTGCTCGACTTCCAGTCTGTTTCCACTGGACGTGGAAAAGCTGCTGCTGTGTTCGATGGTGTTTGGACCGGCCTTCGTATATACAAACTTCTTCAAGGCACGTTCGACGGTGAGCCCAAGTGCTTTGCCATCTGCCTGCATTCCGACGAGACCGGACGCCGCAACGAGATCTGGGAGATCACTCGTAATGACGAATACGACACCCCGATGGAGGGTTCGCGGGTCATCAATTCGAGCATCGTAACCAGGGCTTACGATTTTAGAGACAACATGAGCCTCAAGAAGTTGCTGCGCTGCGACTTGTGGTTCGATGACATCGGTGGTGGGCCGGACAACATTTTCACTTCATCGCTGGCTTACCGCCCCGATGACTACCCGAACTTCACGACATGGCAGACGTTTCAGCGCAACTTCGTTACCGAGTTCCTGCTTCAGGATAAGAATTTACTTTTCTTCACCGAGGCAATCGACAATGCGGTTTGGACCAAGACCAACGCCGCGGTTATATTCGACCGAGTGGCCAACCCTCTCGGTGAACTGATCGACGCCGATAAACTCGTCGACACGACAACCAACGGCGTTCATACGGCGACTGACACCAGCCCGACTTTGGTCTCGGGTGCTGCCTACACATTTTCTATCTACGCCAAATCCGACGAGCGCGACCGTATCTATTTACGGATGAATAGCACGGGCGCGGCTTTCAGTGCCAACCGAGAGGCGTGGTTCCATTTGAGTGGGGTCACTGGAACAGCGAGCAGTGCCAGCGCCGGAACGACCGCAAGGATTGAGGCTCTCGTCAACGGGTGGTATCGCTGCTCCATCACCGCAATGACTAATAGTGCGGGGTCGACTGAGTGCGTGATTGGCTTGGCAACTACGGCGGGAGGTGCGACATACGCGGGTGACGGGTTTGCTGGAGCCTACGTCTGGGGAGCCCAGTTGGAACAAGCCAACACCGTCTCGGCTTACGATCCCGACCCACCGCAGCTTCTCAACTATTCCCGCGGCTACGCCCCCCAAGTCCGCTTCCCGACCCCGCCCAGGACGGCCAACTTGGCGACCGACGTGCCCGCCTACTTGGGCCACGACTTCACGCTGCGTGTTGAGTGGGCAGGACACGCCCGGCTTGGCCGACTCATGTTACATGGTCAGAAGGTCGTTGAAGCTGTAAACGGAGGATCCCTATGAGTGCTGACCCGAAAATCCTGAGAACCTTGGATAACGACATTGAAGCTGACCATAATTCTTGGTCTAGCCCGACCGACGGCTATGCCCTGCAAATCCAGACTTCCCCTGACCACGAACTCCTTTTGGACGATGAGGGGAATCGTTTGATCGTCCAGTAATAAAAGCGTAATTTAAGCACAATGGCCACGTCTTACACCTCAGACAAAAAAATCAACGCCTTAGACTCTATTACAGGGTCGCTTTCGGCCTCCGATGAGCTTGTCGTCAATAAAAACGGAGACACCCTCAAAACTACCGTCTCCCAAGTCGAGGCGGCGATTTTTGCCACTAAGACTTCCGGCGACACACCTCAGTTGGGTGACGTTGTAGTCGTCCGTCGAGGTTCGCTAATCCGTCAGTTGGAGACACAAAACCTCATCCCAGACGGTGCGATCACTAAAGAGAAGGTCGTTGCTGCTGCCGGAATTGAAGACAGCAAACTGGCCAAGATCACTACCGCTGGAAAAGTTGGCGGTGGGTCCATTACGGACGGGACAATCGGTGGATCGGCGGGGTTCAATACTAGCGGAGCTATTGCGACATCGAGCACTTTGGCAGCGGGCGCTACGACAATCACAGGAAACGCTACCGTCAGTGGAACCCTTGCTGTTACTGGAGTCCTTACTGCCACCGGCGGAGTCTCAGGCAACGTCAGCACGGCGACCACCCTTCAGACCGCCCGCACCATCGCAATCAGCGGAGACGTGACTGGGACAGCAACTTCGTTCAACGGTTCGACCAACATTACGATTCCGGCCGTAATTACAGCAGACACGATCGTCAACGCGAACATCAACTCGGCGGCGGGTATTATTGACACGAAGCTGGCCACGATCTCGACGGCCGGAAAGGTTTCTAACTCCGCGACCACCGCAACGAATGCCAACACAGCCAACGCTATCGTAGCGCGTGACGCCAGCGGCAATTTTTCGGCTGGGACGATTACGGCGAACCTAACCGGAACCGCCAGTGCCATCGCCGACGGAACCGTAAGCACGATAAAAATTGTCGACGCCAATGTTACCGCGGTGAAAGTAGCGCCCGTTGAGTTCAACACTCAAGCCAATTCCTACACCGTCACGGCATCCGACGCCAACAAAGTGATTCTAATGAATGTGGCTGTGGCAAACACTGTGACGCTGCCTATCGGACTCCCTGTAGGGACACAAGTGACGGTCATCCAGATTGGAGCGGGCCAGACTACTTTTGCAGCCAGTGGGGGAGCGTCACTGCGCACAACGGACAATTTAACAAGATTCTACAAACAATGGTCTGCGGCAACCGCACTCTATGTTTCGGTGAACAACTGGGTTCTCGCGGGTGATCTCATCTAGTCCATGCTTCGTCGATCAATTAGTCTAGGACTCACCTCGGTCTTTAATGCAAAGTTGGTGATTCCCGCCAACACGAATAACTATAATCTATCGACATCCCTTCAAGCGTTGGGGTGGTCAACTTCAAAAAGAGCCCGAGTTGAAGTCACCATTAATGCTGGTGTGACTGTCGGTTCTGCTTCGACTGGGTCACCCGCATTCTTAGTCAATATCAAGGATATCGACTATGTGACCCTCATTAACAATGGGAATATATTGGGGGCGGCGGGTGCTGGAGGATCCGGTGGTGTTATGAGTAACGGCGGTGCTGGTGGCAACGGGGGAACAGCACTGCAAGCTCAGTCTAATGTTCGCATCATAAACAATGGCGTCATCGGTGGTGGTGGGGGTGGTAACGGTGGAGATGGAACTAGTATAACGTCTTATACTTATTTGGCGTCATATACCCCAAGATGCAACGGCAACGATATATACATATCATCAACGGGAGGGACTTGCGGCCGATGTCAACCCATTCGGTCGTCTACTGCCTATAACGCAGCGTGCACTCCAAATTACGCAACTGGTTATACTTATCCAAACGGTAGCCCTGGAGCTTCAGGGGGTAGTGGTTCAGGATTGAATGGTAACGCTGGCGCGTCCCCTTATTACGGTGGAGGTGCGGGTGGCGCTGCGGGTAATTACTACCAAGGTTCGAGTAAAATAACTGTAATCACGGCAGGAACCGTCAGAGGAGGTATCGTGGCATGAATATCATTAGCACACTGCGTCAACACGTAGAAGTCCCCGAAAACTCGGCAGTGCTTCTTGATTTCTGGGACACCCGCTGCGGGACGTGTGTCGCCGAGATGCCAAACTTGAAGCGGGCCTACGAGAAATATCGCGGCCAAGGCTTTGAGATCGTCGGGGTGTGTTTGGATGACGACGAACAAGAGTTCAAAAAGTTTGTCGCCGAGCACGACATCCAGTGGCCCCAGATCTTCGACGGCAAAAGCTGGTCCGGAGATCTGGTGAAACTTTTCGGAGTTGAAGGGCTACCAGCCCTATTTTTCTTCAACCGCAAGGGTGAACTAATGCAGCCGACACTGGACGCACAGATTGCCAGTATCCTTGAAGAGTAATATATTAGACAATGGCTCTCATCCCAGGAACACTTCCCAACGGAACCAAGTATCCTAACGACCCGCAGTCGTTGCTGGATACTTTTGCGTCCTATCTCACGGCACCTGAAGCGAAGAAGAATCGCCCCACGGTCAGTGTCGTTACTCCGACAGGTGGCGGGACAATCACCTTCAATTCCGGAGGGCAGGACGAGACAATTTACTTGAATCACGATCCAGCCATCACGGGACTAGAAGTCGTTTTCCCGTCCAACAGCACGAGCGTCGTCGGCCAGACTATTCGTGTCTTCCCGAAGACCGCGGTCAACGCCACGGTTTCCTATACCCTCGGGGGGCAGTCTGTGGTCGGAACCAACCCGACTTCTTATTCGGCAACGACAAACTATGAGTGGCAGAAAGTGACCAACAACACTTGGATTAGGATCCAGTAATGGCGACCTACCTCGAAGCGCGTAACTTGCTGGCACCCTACGTCGACAATGGCGTGGCGGTGACCGACACGGCGCGTATCGACCAAAGGATTGACGAGGCCCAGCGTAGGCTGATCGACCACTACAACTTCCTCTCCCGCCGCGAGGAAATGGAGAAAGCCTCCCTGACTTGGAACGCTGGCGGCACGACTGGTAACCCCGCTACGGGTAACCTCATCCTCGACAACTTGGACGCCACCAAGAACATGATCTTGGCGCTCTGGCGTGAGGAGAATAACCAGCTTGAACTGGCCACGGGGTTGGAAACCAAGGCCAACTCCTACATCGAGCGCAACCTGATGAATGATGTCGAGCGGGCTCGCCGTGCCACGTTCCAGACCCTTGCGACCAACAACGGGCAGAATACCTTTGGCGGACTGACGGGGCGTGCCGGTCTGGAGACCCTCGTCCAATACCGCCTGCCTGAAGGTCGGATCAAGAGCCTCATCAATCAGGCTTACCAGCAAGCAATCGACCAACACAACTTTGTCAGCCGCCGCGAAGACAAGTCGAGGACACCGCTTACTTACACAGCCCTGACTTCCGATGTGGCGATTTTTAATTCACTACTTCCCGTCGAAGTCGTCCGACTCCTGACTCTGTCGTTGATCGTTACCGATGCGGGCGGCGATGGCACGGGGCTCAAGACTCAAGCCTTCGAGTTGATTGACCGCAATGTGACGACTTTGGTTGAGCAGACTCGGCGCGATGCGGCCGGAACCGAAGGGCGGCTCCACAATGAACTGCCAGGAGGTCTGCAAATCCCGACGGCACGCCTGACCACGTATCTCTCCCAAGCGGCGACCGAGGCAGGGACACACTACGACTTTCTGACTCGCCGCGAAGATTACTCCAGCGGAGTGGAGCCCAATCCGTTCGCTTACGAGGTGCTCAAGCCCTTGGTTGAGTCTTACATCGCCACTTTGAGTGGAACTGTCGATGTGTCCACAGCCAAGAAGCAGGAAGCGTTTTCGATCATCGAGCGCGACTTGATGCAGAATGTCGAAGCCGCACGCCGTGCTACGGCCGGAGAGGCGGGGCGTCTGCACAACGAACTCCCCGAGGGTGTGCGGATCGCCACGGCCCGTATCAACGAGTATCTGAGCCAAGCCGCCGCCGAGGCTGGCGCTCACTGGGACTTCTTGGCCCGTCGTGAGAACTATTCGAGCGGAACCAAACCAAATCCTTTTACCTATGAAGTGCGGAAAAAGTTCGTGGAGTCCTATGTCGCGACCGGGGCTGGTCAAATCGAAGCCGCGTCGGCGCTCAAAGCCGAAGGCCAAGCGTTGATCGAGCGTGACTTGATGGCCCAAGTCGAAGCGGCCCGTCGGGCTGCGGCCGGCGACGAGGGTAAGCTGCACAATGAACTACCCAACGGGGTCACGATCCCCACGGCACGGTTGACCACCTATCTGTCCCAGGCTTCGACCGAGATCGGGGCGCAGCAAGACTTCCTCCAACGCCGCGAGGATTACAACGGTTCCGCACCGACGCCGACCTACGAGCAGCGGAAGATCTTGGTCGAAAGCTATCTGGCGACCTCGGCGGGCCAGCCGGATGTGGCGAACGCGCTCAAGCAGCAAGCCCTAGCTGCGGTCGAACGCGATGTGATGACTGCGATCGAAGCCGCCCGCCGCTCGACCCGTGAAGCGTTGCTCGCTTCGGCTAATGACAGCTTCGGCTACCACTGGGGCCGGATCGGGCTGGAACTGCCCGAGGCTTACCGACTCTCGGACTCCGCCGTGAAGCGCATGGTCAACGCGGCCGAGGAGCAACTGATGTTTGCCGGCAAGTGGGTCGGCACCGTGGCCGAGTATACCCTTTCGGTTTCTACCACGGGTGAGTTCTTCCTACCCCGTGAGGTCGAGACGATTCTCTATATGTCTTTCGACGGCGATCCCAAGCCCGTGCATGATCGGCTCAATGAGTGGATTCGGGGCGGCACCGGATACCGCGAGACTGATGATAGTTGGCGCGAGGGCGCGGTCGACCGCGGCGAGGCGATTGATCCGGCCGATGGGTTCCTCAAGCGGAAGTATTGGATCACGCTGCCGAACGTGGTTCCGGTGGTTCGGATCTTGGCCAAACGCCGCTTCGTCCCACATACCGCCGACTCGGAAAAGATGTATCTTCGCAACTACCAAGCGATCTACGAGGCAACCAAAGGGATTCTCTTGGGCGGCGAGCAAATCACCCCCCATATCGAGAAGGCCAAGGAGATGCTGGCTGGCCAGATCGCCCAACAAAACTTTACCGGAAACCGCGGAGCCGCCCACACCCGTCGCGTTCTTATGTTTCGGTGATATAGTAATAACGCCCTAAACATGACCAATGACCGCTTTACAGATTGCACGGGACTGGCACCGGAAGTATGTGCCGGAGCGCACCTTCGAAATCGCGCTGGAGTATTATCTGCTTCACGGGCTCGTGCATGTGACGCCGGAAATCTTTCTGTGCGCGGAGGAATTACACTGGGACGGGGAGAAATCCATCATGGATAAGACCCCGAACGCTTGGTTTGTCTATATGGCCGCGGCCACCGGCACGGAAAACCCTGTGCGCGAGATGGTGCGCGTGGCTCCGCGCCCGCAACTTTTTGTCATCTGGTCGCGCAACAATAACGGTTTGCGTGTCTACCGGCACGAACACTTGTCTAGAAAGGTGGGTCTCTAATGGGCGGCGGAGGAGGAGGGGGCGGAGGAAATAGCGCGGCGGAAACCACGCGCCGGATGGATCGTTACGTCGCGGATACGCAACGCGACGGGCAGGCATTGATCGGCGATATCTCGGCTCTCGCCAGCCAGATGGAGTCGAGCGTGAAGTCGCGGGGCCAGCAGTTCTTGGCTTCGATGACCTCCGAGGAAAAAGTCGCTCTCGGCCGTCTTGAACAAGCAAACAACTGGCTTTCCACCCAGGCTGAAAAAGTTGGCTCGGAGTTCTCCGGCGAGATCGACAAGATCCTTAACGACCTCACCACGGCATCCCGTGCATTGAACGTCGACGAGCGCGATGCGGTTGAAAACCGCCTCACTGATTTCCGGCGAGAAGCACAAGCCCTCGACACCAAACTTTCGACAGACGTTGGAGCGGCTCTTGACCGCATGGACACCGATCGCCTTGCGGCGACGGACGAGTTCCAACGCGGGTCCGATACGCTCGGAGATACTTATCTATCCCAAGTTCAAAGAGCCACCGACGAGTATCGCGGCATCATGGACGAAGCGGCGTCTCTGACCCCGGAACGCTTGAATATTTTCACCAATGCCGCCCGCCAGTTGTCGATGGCTGCGGTTCAGACCCGGGCGGCAATGTTGGCGGAAGCCGACCCTCGCGCCGTCGAGCTTTCGCAAATCGCTGACGAGAACGCCGCCGCGATGATGAGCGGCCGGATCTCGGCCGATACGCAAGCCAACTTGGCGCGGTCCAGCGCGATGCGTGCTTTGCAGGGCGGCTTCGGGGCTTCAAGCGAAATGGGCCGAGGTCTTACGGCGCGTGATCTCGGGCTAACGTCGGCGGAGCTTCAACAGCGTGGGATGAATGACTACGAGCGCCAGCGGGTGCTCAATTACAATTCACGGGTCGCCGGACTCCAGACCGATGCGGAGGGTCTCTTGCAAGCCAACCAAAACACCCTGACGAACAGAGCAGCCAATCTTTTCGACGCAGGGCTGAAGACTTCCGAGTTCGATCGCAATCAACGGCAGGGTGCGCTGGGCACCGTATTCGGGACAAATCTTGCCGGTATTGATACGCGCAGAGCCGAGCAGATCGGACTCTCGAAAGACATATATTCGACAAACGTCGCGAGGGGCCGGGAGCTTCTCGGGATGGGTGTCGCCAACACGCAAAACTTTTTCAACAACCAGAGAAAGACGACGACGGACATCTTTAACACGAAGTCCGATCGTGCCGCCAAACTTCTCGGCGTCGGCCTCGATACGATGGGGTCGTTGTATAAAACGAACGTCGACTCCGCGGGCAACTTCTACACCACCAACGCCAATGCTTTGGGCAGCGTCTATAACACGGATGTTAACGCGGCTACCCGCGCTGCGGGGATGCGCGAAGCCGCGAGAACCAACGCTTTCAATGCGTTGACGACTGTCCGTGGGGGTGCTGCTTCGCAGATCGAACGTGCCTACCAGCAGGACGCAATGATTAACCAGCAGAACCAATCCAATCAAAACGCGATGTGGGGTTCGATCATTTCGACCGGCGCTACCCTTGCCGGTGCTGCGGTCGGCGCTCTTGCGGGTGGTGTAGGTGCGGCTCCTGGTGCGGCGACAGGCGCGGCTCTTGGAGGCGCTTTGACCGGAGCCTCGGTCGGCGGTGCGCTCGGCTCTGGGGCGAGCGGTATCCTTGGGTTTGGTGGGGGTGGTGGAGGTGGCGGTGGCATCTCCTCACTTGGACAAGCCGGCACGGCACTGACCAACCGGATGCCCTCTGGAAGCTCTTACACTGGGCTGAATGCTCAGACCGGATTCTACACTAACCCGCAAGCTGCTGGAGCAGCCTACGGACGCGGAGCGCAAATCGCCCGCTGGGGTGACTCCGGATATTACAACGCCGGATACAAAGCCTAACCCGTATGTCTTTCCAACCAACACCGCTCTGGGATCCCGTTGAAACTACCCCGCCTTGGGGATGGAACCCTGCTGCAACTTTTCTCACTGCATATACCTCGATGCAGGAGAATCAGCGCGACAAGCAGGAGATGCAAATGGCTGCGGAGTTGCAGCGTATTTTGCTTCCGGCAAAAGCGGCCGAGGCTGAATTTAACATAAAGAAGTTTGCGTATGATTCGCAGCTTTTGGAGAAAATATACCGAACCAAGTCGGCCGCTCTGGATAATAGCTATCGTGGTGTGACCTCGGCTGTCGGTGGTGGGCAAGGTAGTGGGGGTGGGGGTATCAATGCTCCGGCTACTAATGCACAGCAGCCTCCGGCTCAACCGCGTTTCCGGCCGTTTGGGACTTCAGCACCTCAAACCAGTCAAGAGGAGATGGTGACCATCTAAAGCTATGGATGATCTCAAACAGTTTATCTATTCGCAGCCGAATCCTCGCACGGGGAAAAACTATGCCCCAGGGGAGCAAATCCCAAAGAGTGAGTATGCCGCTCTTACCGCAAAGTTTGGGGGCGCTTCGGCTCCTGCGGCGGATATGTCCAGCTTCACAGGAAGTAAGCCGAATCCGCTGACGAATCTACCCGAAGCCCCAGCCTACGAACCCCAAACCTTGAGCCTGACCGAGCAGGAAATGCAACCGACCCTGGTGTCGGAAAATCCAGTCGTTCGTTTTGCGGAGAGTCAGCCTGAACCCCGAGCGCAAGCACAACAGGCTCCGGCCGCACAAGCTGCCCCGCAAGATGACTTCTACAACTGGACCACGAATACCTACAAAGAAGATCTGCAAAGGTATAAGGGCGACTTGGCCGCACTGACTGAGGAACTCAACCAAGGGCGAATCAAGACACCGCAGTTTCTCTCACGGAAAAAGCTGTTGGAGAGCGAGTTCAGTCCGGTGATTGCCAGCGCCATCCCGAATTTCGATTCACAGCAGCAAGCTCTTTTCAAACAACTGACAGATGCCGGAGTCGCTTCTGAAGATGCCGTTTTCCAAGTCGGCTCGATGCGGCGTGCCAACACTGGGGGATCCGTCGACCCCAAGGTTTTGGATGAGACGATGAACCAATCCAGCTACCGCTTAACTCAGCTTCTTGGGGGTGGGCTTGATGAAAATGCTCCGGAAGTAAAATTGGAGCGGGAAAACTTAAAGCGGCTCGGGCAGCAGCGTTTGGGGATTAAAGAGACTCCCGAAGGTCTTTTCATGGATGTGGAGACCAAACGTCAAATGATCCCAGTCTATGCGGCGAATGGGCGACCATTCGAAGGGCGTGATGATTACGACAATATCAGCGCGGAACTGACCGATGCCCAGTTGGCCGCAGGAATGGAGGGTCTGAGAAGCGGTAGCAAAATGTTCGTGAACATGAACTCCTATGCCAAGACCAAGGATGGACGAATTACGTCCTCTGCTTTTGAGCAGTATAAAACCGATGTTACTGAAGCGAAAAAGCTCTTTGGGCAAGCGGTCGTATTCGACGGCAATAGGTTTAATGTGACGGGCAAGGGTGAAGGTGAAGTCCCAGCGACCCCAGAGGAGGTTGCCACAACTCCTGTTCCGGTCGAAGGACCAGCTAGTGCCAAAGTCGTGGCTAAAACCCTACGCGATATAGGCAAAGCCACTGGCATGGAAGATCCGCCGCACATCTACGCCAAGAAGATGTATGAGAGGTATGTCGGCAAGCCGTTTACCGACGCCGCTTGGCCTTGGGTCCGGACGTTTCTCCAAGAAGTGAAGCAACCCGCAGTGCAATAGAAGATGGCGTCTTAGTGCGCTATATTAACGGATGCTTGCCGCAGATGAAATTAAGAGGCTTCTGGCTGTAGCCAACGAGCCTCTCGAAGACGAAGAAGACAACGAGGCGGTAGCCGCCTCCGAGCCGCGGCTCGATTTTGCTACTCAGCCCGAGTCGTTTGCCAGTTTGGATAACCGTCCGGCCGAGCAGGAAGCCGAAGATGAAGAGGGTGCTATTGCGATCGAGGACGCACTGGCTTCGGTAGGAGCATTTCAAACACCTGAATACCGCACCCCGAGAACTCTTAGTGAGGAGTTCTCAACGGGATTAGCCAGAGGAACCGACCAGACCCAAGGTCTCGGCTACGGGTTGGTCGGGCTCATGGGGCAGGCACTCGGGGTGGAGGGAATCGAGGAGTTCGGGCTGGATAATTACGTCCGTAAGATGGAGGAGGCCGCGCTGAATCAAGCTACAGTGCAGGATCCCTTCGAGGAAATCGAGGGGGCAGGGGATGCGGCGACCTACGCGGCAGGGCTCTTGGGTGAGCAGATTCCGCAGTTGCTCGCTTCGGCGGTTGGTGGCGGCATCGGCGGGTTTGCTGGTAGGGCTTTGGCCAAGCGGATCGTGGCCAATGAAGTTGGCAAGCGGGTGGCGGCAGGGATGGCCGGACGGGAGTTTGCCAATAAGGCGGCAGAGATTACGGCTCGTGGTGAGGTAACCAAACAAGCGGCCAAAGAGGTCGCCGAGCAGGTGGCCCAAGGTGCGCTCATGCGGGAAGGGCAAGCCGCAGCCCGTGGCGGTATCGCGGGTGCTTACCTCGCCAACTTCGGTCAGATCGCGGGAGGGAGCTTCGGTCAGATTGCCCAAGAGACGGGTGAAGGGGATGCCTTGGCAGCGGCAGCTTTTGCTGTTCCTGGGGCTGCACTCGATACGCTCGGTGAAGTCTTTATTGCCGGAAAGTTTCTCAAGCCTTTCACGAGGGCGGGACGGGCGGCGGCAGAGGGTGTCGATACGGCGACGGGTATCTCGTTCCCTGGCCGTGTGGCCCGAAGCGTGGGCGTTGGTCTTCCTGCTGCGACAACCTTGGAAGGTGGCACCGAGTATGTGCAGACCGGATTGGAGCAAGCCGCTCTCGGTGCGGCGGACCCCAATCGCACGATCGAAGAAGTTGTCGGCACCCCCGAAGCCGAACGTGAACGTCAGATCGCCGCGGTGGCTGGAGCCACGGTCGGTGGCGGTCTCGGTGGCGCTGGCAGTGTCATCGAAGCACTGGCTCCGCAGACGGCGGAGAAGTTGCGGCAGTTGCCTCCTCGTCAGGCAGATCAGGCTCCGGCTGAACCTGGTGCTGCTTTACCCGGACAGTGGTCGCAGCCCGTCGATGTCGGCGGAATCACCATGCGTAAGAGTGCCTCGGGTATCTGGGCGGCGATCAATCCTCCGGACGATCTGGACCCCGCGGCCCCGCGCAATACGCTTGAAGACGGATCGAATGTCGTGGTGCTGCGTAGTGCGGCTGGCGAGCAAAACGCTTGGCTTATTGAGGAAGCGGAGAGTGCCTTAAACGAAGTTTCTGAAGGGCAGACCACCGATGATTTAGCTGGTGAGGAAACAAATCAAATCGCCGATGACGAAGATGAGTTAGGTGAGGATGCGGAGCTTCAAGAAGTCCGTGAGGGGTTGGCCATCGGTGAAGAGCCCCAGCGCCGAGATCTTGGTATGGGTCAGCCGATAAAGTCCGCCGAAGAATCGGCGCGGGCCATCGACGACATTTATACTGAAGCTGAAAGGACGGGACAAAGTCCATTCGGTGCATTGTTCCAGCGCAAGCGGGCCGATGCAGAAAACTCCCGCGAAAGAAAAATCAACGAGCGAATGCTTCAGTGGGGTCGCATCATTGCCCGTAAACCCGACGAAACAAAACAATTCGTTGACGGTCTTAACCCCGGCGATCGGGTCAGTATTGTCTCCGGAGATATTGGCGACGACAACTTTTCCGAAACCACGGGGGTATTTGTAAAGCGCCGGCCGAGCGGCAATGCCGTGTTCAAAGTGGCAAGGCTCTCTCCACGCTCGGCGGAAGCGAGCGCAGAACAAAGGGCACGCGGCGAAACATTAGTCGGTCCCGTGCAGCGGATCGATATAACCCCTGATAAATTCAATCGCATCAGCTTGGCCCCACCGCCGGAGTCGCGACCGTTGGTCAGTCCGTTCGAAGAGACGATGCGTGAATTGCTCGGAACGAATCCCGACAAGCGTTCTGCTGGACAAGCCCTAGGATCTCCATTCACGGGGGCAGGGGCTCCGCAAGAAACAACGATCAGCAACCGGATGGGTAGCGGGCCGATCCCCGTTCTGGTGAGATGGTTCAACAAAAAGGGTGAGAAGGGCACAGTCATTCCGACATTCAAAGGCAAGTTCACAAACTCGCCACTGACGACGGTATTCCAGATGAACGAAGGTCTTGGCGTCGAGGTGCCAGATGACCAGTTGGCCGACCTTAGTCCGGACATTCAAGTTGAATCGGTCAGCAATAAGAAAGGTGGTCGTAAAAACATTGTGACCGCGGTCAATCTCTGGGGCCGCACTTACCGCCGCGGTAAAACACCTGATGATTTTTCAGTCGACCTTCCATTGACTTCTCGCGGTGGTAAATCGAAGAGGCGTGGATTGTGGCTTTTCGATGAAATCTATCGCAACGCGCCCGAACGCATAGCGATGAGCGAAGCCGGTAGACAAGCGGCTGAAACGCGCCAAGGTGGGCCACTTGAAGAACAACTGCGCCGTGTGGCTGGCAACATCGCCAAGCTCGATGCGGTGGAGAACATGTTCTACCAAGACGACTTCCAGAGGGCGACCGACTTCTTGGAGGACTCCAATCTTCCGGAAAATGAAAAGCGTTTGGCACAGCAAATGGCGCAAGACAAAGTCGTTTTGGCCTACGAAAAAGCTGCCCGCACCAGCCGGGGAGCACCGTTTCGTGCGGAGGGGCGCGATCAAATTGCCAAGCGGTTGACAGAGATCTTGGCTGAACTTCGGGCTGAAGAACTGGCGCAGGCCAAAGACAAAGCTCTCTCCTCGATCTATGGCGACGTGCGCGGCTCAAAGGAAATCCGGTCGGCCCAGACGCGGGTCAATCGCCTAACCGGAAAAGCTCTCGGCAGCGTGCGGCAACAAAGTCCCGAGCGTTCGCTGGAGAAACTCGGCGCTTCGCAGCGTAATCTGGCTAAGACACCGAACGAGGTGCAGAAGCAAGCCTTTGATGACTTGGAAAACTTCTTGGAGGGTCAGGCGCTTGCCGGAAAATCCCGCGAGGACATCGAGAAGCAAATCCTCGGCCGCATTGAAAAGGGCACATCGGGAATGCTCAACAAGGCCAAGACAATCCTCGAAAAAGAATTTACGGAAGGGCTCAAAGGTAACGCAAAAGGCGATGTCGTTCGCGCTATCAACCAAGTAGCCGACCGTTACCGCCGTCTTGGGCGGTTCAATCCAATCGGTATTGCGACCCGTGCAGCCTTCTCGGCCAAGCGGACGATCCGCCGCCAAGAGAGCAATGATCCTACGGTCAATATGACCGACCGAGAGGCTGAACAATCTGCGACTCGCCAAACCCCCGTCGACACCGAGACGCGGCAAGCCGCGGTGACTGGGGAATTAGAGCGGGTGCCAGAGACGCGGGAAGCCGAAGTCGGGCAAGTTGAACTTCCGGAGGACGATAACCAACAGACAGAGGAAGGTGCCGTCGCCGCTTCCGAAGAGGGTGATGTCCAAGACGCATTGGAGCAAGGCCGCGACCGCCTTCTTCAGATCAATGACGACGATCTGGACCTCGTTCTCAGGAATAGAGCCCTACTTCAAGATGAACGCGGAAGGGCTCTTCGTGGTCAAAAGAGCAGCCTCAATGCGGCTCAACGTAGACGAGCCCGTGAAATTGAACGATTTATATCAGGAGAACTAAACTATGAAGACATCTACCCCAACGCCCCAAGAGGAGGAGACACCGCCGTCACCGATGGTGCTGTCGCTGCTGGCCGGACGAGCCCTGGAGAAGTATTATCCGGAGCTTCTCAATCAGTTGCCCGAGGAGGTGCAAGACCGCGTGGTCAGCGGAGATCAGACCGTGTGGGCGGACTTAATCAAGGAGCAGCCGGAACTGTTCAGGGAAGCCCCGTTCAGCGCGATGGAGGATCTAGCGTTCCAGCACCTCTTGACCCCCAAGCCGTCCGCGCAAGAGCCCGAGCTACTACCCGACGATTCGTCCAGTCCTTTGCCCGCCTAACCGACGCGGAGCTAACTGCGCTTTCCGATGCCGAGCTTGATCGCGCCCGGCAAGCCATCCTCAATGAACGCGACCCGGCCGAGGCGCTGGCCAATCGCGTAGCGATCGGATCCACGGCGGCATCCGTCGCCGACTTGGCGCGGCGTTCGGGTTTGGATCTACTGCGTGGAGCGGCGGCTGAACTGGCCACCGAGCAAGCCAACCGGGACGCGGTCAACACGGCCCGTGAAAATCTCGGGGCGTTGCTGAAGAGTGGCGCATTTGCTGACGCCAACACGTTTTTAGATCGTGTAGCGGCGACTGGGTCGATGCCGCGGGACATCGTCCTCCGTGCGCGGGAGTTCTTAAAGCTCGCTCGGCCTGAGATTAACCTGGACCCGAGACTTAGAAGGGGAGCCCGTAGAATTGATTTCAACAACGTCGGTATCCAGATCGGACGCTTCGGGCCGGATACCTCATGGGCCGGACTAACCACGGGAGGTAGTGGCGGCTACAACATCACAATCAATTTGGATGCCGTGCACGACCGCGACAGCGTGGTCAACACGATGCTGCACGAGCTTCAGCATGTTGTCCTCAAGGAGAAAGTCGCCCGCCGCATTCCGCTTAACCGCGTCGAGCAAGAAGCTCTCGACCGCCTCGAAGGCATTCGCCGCGAAGTCGTGGTCGCCGCTGCAATACAGAGAGGTTTGATCGCCGATGCGAACCGAACACCGCTGTTAGCCGCTCTGACGAATGATGTAGACTCACTGTCAGAACAACTTTATCGGCTAAGTCTTCCTGATGTGGAGAACGGCGATCGTGCTTTGGCTTCGCTACGCAACCTCGATGAGTTTGTCGTCGAGGTATCGAGCAATCCGGAACTGGCCGACCTCATGGTGCGGCTCGGATTCGGCGAAGGCAGAGGTAGGGTCACTATGCTCGGGGCTTTGAAGAATGCTTGGGACTCCTTGGTTCAATTCATCACCGGGGTCAAAGCCGATCCCAATTCCCCGCTGGCCAAAGCCTTCAAAGATTCTTGGGTGGTCACCTTCGCCAATGCCGGAGCCGACCTTAACTTGGGTGAATATACGATCCCTGAAGTCCGCCGCACGGCAATGGCCGACGAATTAGCCAAGTTGGCTGAAATCCGCGCCTTCATTGATGCACGTATTGAGGAGCAAAACTTGGCCGGCACAACCGAGGAGCGGAATCGTTTATTGGCCGAGTGGAGCCAAATCAATTCAACTCCAGCCGTAGCTGCTGCCCGTAAAGCTCGCCGGAAAACCGAGCGCAGACAGAAAGCCGTTGAGAGACAGCAAGAGCCCCCAGCGCAAAACGTCATAGAGCCTCAAGCATCGGCCACACCTGAACCCGCGCCACAAGAAGCTGCCGAGGCGCAAACACCGCAAAAGACGACCAAGCGCAATAAAACCAAAGAGCCGAAGGATCTATCGCCTAAAGCACCGAAACAGGCTGAAAAGAAAACAGAGAAAAAAGAAAAGGCTGTCGAGCAAAGTAAAGAACTCGAAGAGCAAGACGGCTTTGGACTTGATTGGTCAGCATGGAGAGAAGCAAACACCCGCCGCGGATTCAAGCGCGTCAAAACAGCCAGGCTTCCGATGGGACATTCTTTCTGGAAGCTGTGGAAAAGCGAAAAGGAATGGCTTCGCGCTTCAGGCTACTCACTAAAGAAACGCGACAGAAACCAATGGGAGGTGAACAAATGGGAGCAAGGCGACAGCGTAGTTCTCCCCAAAGAGAGCGACATCCCTGACTCGGCTTTTACTGACACCGTCTCGGAGTCGGTCGCTATCCGGAGGACTCCGCAGGAAACAGGCGAAACCCTGCTGCAACTGTCCCGTGACATGGAGCAGAGGTTTTTCTCGTTCCCCCGTGTTCTGTCCGACAGCACTGACTTGGTGACAGTATTGTCTTCCGTAGACAAGACCCGCTTCCGGATCCTCAACACCTCCGACAACTCGATAGCGATCGCCGTAGAAGATCAGATTATTCCAGGGATGCGCGTGGAATACGCCTCGTGGAAAGAGGGCAGCGAAGAGCCTCTCTCGCTTACGGCCGAAGGTGATTCGGTAGTTTTACCAAAAGAGGACGCCATTCCGGAGTCGGCATTTCTTGACCCTGACGATGTGGACATACCTACGGCGGCAATTACCGAACCCTCGACGCGGGGTTTTGAAGTGCTGCGTGTGACCAATGATGGTGTGGAGATCCTCGAAAATGGAAATAACCGAGTCGTCCCGACTGAAGACGTTATCGACTTCAAAAATATCAAAATCAAACGGCTCACCGACACCGACTTTTATGTCGACTCCGGCTCCGGTTCTTTCGGCGGCATTGCCTCCTCTTCTGCCATATATCAAGCGATCTACCAGTGGGCGCTGAACAACGGATTTCGCATCGTTCCCGATCCCCGAGGAACCACCCCTGCTGGAAACTACCGTCGCAACGCCCATCAACTGTCTTCGGCCCTACGTTCCGGCAGCGCAGATCACTTCATTCCGACTAACGACCAACTTTCCCGAGCGTTTCCGATGGCGACGAATCGCCCCGAGAATGTCGCGGCTCGCAGAAACCTATGGAACTCAGCGACAACTGAAGAAAAAATTGCTGCGCTAACTCGCGCCGAAAAAAGTTATGTTGAACAAGTTATCCCGGAACTTGTCTCAATGAGATATGACCCAACTTCCGACAGCTTTATCGACGACAAATCAAGCAAATCCCTCAGTAGAGAACTCGCGGGAGAGAGACTTGCTTCGCTCACTAAGGAAAAGAAAGGACGAGGGGCTTTTGACCCTGAGCGAATCGGAATTCGAACAATGTCTCGCTATAGTGCGGCGAAGGCCGCATCTGAGGGACTTTTCGGACGAGAGTCTGAGGGGGATAATAATCGGCGACCTAATCTAGGTCCTGTAGCCTATTCTGTGGCACGCGGTCGTGTCTGGCGTCCGGTGACCCGCCGCACTCCGACGGGCGGCACGATCACCCAAGGCGGCATGTTCGCCGTCGATGAGCTTCTCGATAAGAAAGCCGGTGACCTCTACCGCTCCAGCCGGATGGCGATCAAGGTCGATGTCGCGACCATCCAAGATCTCTCGCGCCTCTTGGAAAGGCAGATGAAGAAATTCTACAAGGGCCAGACACCGCCAGTGGAAACGATCAACACGGCTCTTGGTAACTTGGACAACCCGTTGACCTCGGAGCAGATCGCCGAGATCGAGCAGATGCGGGCTAACGGAAAGACCAACGCCGCGGCCAAGAAACGCGACCAGTATATCCGCGACAATCGCCGTAACTTTAAGCAGAACAAGCAGACGCAAGCCCTGGCCCAGTTGCCGGAGGAACTTGCTGCGACGATCCGCGAGATGTCGGCGCACATCGAATCGCTATCGCGCCGTCTGCCGAATGAGGGCTTGGTCAATGGTGACTTGGCGATCACGGTCGACGAAGCCCTCGGCACTTACCTGAATCGCAGCTACGCGATCTTTGACGATCCGCAGTGGGCCGACCGCGTGCGTAAAGACCCGAAGGTCATGGACGCGGCCCGCAAATACATCAGCAGCAGCTTGGTCAAAGACAAAACGACTGAGCTTATCGCCACTGCCGCCGAGGATGGACGGACGCTATCCCGTGAGGATGCTTTGGTGATGGCCAATGATTCGGTGACCGAGGACGAAGTCGAGAACCTCCTCGAAGGCTATCTCGCCGTGGGGCAAGAAGCCCCGACCATCGAAGTGCTCTCCGGTCGTATTCCAGGGCAGAAGAATCTCAGCATGTTCTACCAGCGCGGCAACATCGCGCCGGAGATCCAAGCCCTCTGGGGACGCTACGAAGATCCGAAGATCAACTACGCCAAGACGGTGATGAAGCTCTCCAGCGTCATCGCCAACGATAACTTCCTCAAGGAACTGCGTGACATCGGTATCGAAGAGGGCTGGCTCTGGAGCCGCGAGAACAATCCCGACGACACCCGCCATCCTCCCGGCTACGTCCGGATCTCGACCGAGAAGAACCCTTCACTGACACCGCTCGGTGGCATGTATGCCCACCCGATGCTGGCCGAGGGTCTCTTCAAGATGTTCCCTGTCGGGGGAGCCGAAGAGCATTACTGGTGGTTGCGGTCGGCCATGAAGCTGACGGGCATCTCGATGGCGACCAAGACGGTCGGATCGGTAGCGTCCCAGATCCGTAACTACTTGGGTAACTACTTGAACTTGGTGGCGACGGGTAACTTGGGTCTGGGTGATATCGCCCCGGGCAGCGACTTCTGGCAGAGGTTCAAAAATTCTAATGACACCGTCTTGGCCAACACGTTCGGCAAATACCGCAACATGAGCCGTGCCGAGTGGCGGACCAAAATCGACGACTATATTAGTCGCGGCATTGTCGGTGAGTCGATCACCACCGGACTCCTTGAAGATCTCCTCACGGCCAGCCGCCGCGCCGGAAGTCCTGATTGGGGTGACTATGTTTGGAATAAGGTCGGTGAGCCTTTCAAGAAAGTGACCGACTTTGCCGTCCGCACTTACTCCTCCGGTGACGACTGGTTCAAGGTGATGATCTACGAGGCCGAGCAGGACAAATACCGCCAAGCCTATCCCGACTGGGACGATAACAAGGTCAAAGAGAAAGCCGCGGAGATCGCCCGTGACATCCACTGGACCTACTCGCTGGCCCCATCCATCGTGCAGGATCTCAAGAAGTTCCCCTTCATCGCGCCGTTCGTGACCTTCACGAGCGAAGTTATCCGCACCACTTACAATCTGCAAAAGCTGGCCCGCCAAGAAATCATGGAGGGCCGCGCTACGGGCAACAAGGAACTCGAAGCGATCGGCTGGAAGCGTGTCCGTGGTATGACGACCGCCGCTTTTCTTCCCCTTGCCGTGGGTTCCGCTTCGATGGCAATGGCGGGCATCTCCGGAGAGGATGAGGAAGACCTCCGCCGCTTCTTGCCCGACTGGCAGAAGAACAGCCAGCTTCTTCTCTTCCGTAAGGAAAACGGTGAAGTCGACTTCGTCGATGTCAGCTTCCTCGACCCCTACGAGTATTTCAAAAAGCCTCTGTATGCGTTCATGCGATCGCTGCGTAACGCCGACAGCGCCGACGATATTCTCCTCAAAGGCACGATGGACATGGTGCGCCAGGCTCTCGATCCTTTCACGAGCGAGCAGATCTTCTCTGGAGCAATCATGGATGTGATGCGTAACCGTGACGCGGCCGGCCGTCAGGTCTACAACCCGCAGGACACCGGAGCGAACATCGGTCTGAGCGTGGCCCGCAAGATCTTCTACGATCCCTTCATCCCCGGCACCGTGAACAGTGTCGAGCGGATCGGTAAAGCCGCCTTCGGTATCGAGAGTGAGACGGGCCGCGCCTATAACCTCTTCAACGAAATCGGCAGCGTGGTGGCTGGTCAGCGTGTCTCCTCGGTCGACGCGCAACAGGCACTTCAGTTCAAGTCTTCCCGCTTCATGCGGGAAATACGTGATGCCTCGGCCCTCTTTAACCGTGAGTTCACCGCCCAAGGAACCCGCTCGGCCGGCGATGTGGTCGACGGATACGAGCGTTCCAACGCTGCCCGCCGCAGCCTGATCGACTCAATCCGCAGGGACTACCTCGCCGCCATCCGCCTCGGGGTTCCCGTGCAGCGGGCCAAGGCGATCCTCCGCGACGGAGGTCTCGGCGGCGACACCATCAAGATGGTGACCACCGGAATCTACAAACCTTACAACGCGAGCGAGCAGAGCCTCGACTTGGTTCGCGCCCGTGGTAAGAGCGACCGCATCTCGGCCTACAACCAAGCCCGCCGCTCGGCCGCGCCCCGCGAAGTCCGTCCTCGCTGATCGATGATAGTAACCGATACCAGCGTGACCCCGCCCGGCGGTTGGCGTTACGTCCAACCGGAAACGGGCTTCGAGTTTGCCGCTTCGACCTTGCGGGAACTGGTCAAGAAGGTGACCTCCCATCGCGAGGCCAATGGTATCGCAGTTGGCGATCCCTCGGCCGACATCCAAGACTTTGTCTGTGCCCAGCTTCCGGTCGGCAGCGAGAGTTGTAGTCACGTCATCGAGGGTGACTATGCGCTCAAGACCCACTTCACGATGGAGGATGTTAAGCGTTTCATCCAAGCCGCGGTCTCCGCACTCGCGGGGAGGGGCCTCGTCGATCAGACCGAAGCCGAACGCCGGGCCGCGCTCTGTGCCTCATGTCCCCTGAACACAACGGTCAAGGGATGCTGGCGGTGCAAGGGTTTGGCCGAATGGCTCTTCAAGCTGATCGGTGCACGGACCACGGCACATGCTTCACGGCTCAACCAATGCGGGGTCTGCGGTTGCGCGATCAAGGCGAAGATCTGGTTGCCGCAGGATGTGGCCCAGAAGGTCAGCGAGGGTTACACTTTCCCCTCGTGGTGCTGGCTCAATGACAAACCACTCTCGACGGGAATTGAACCCGTATCGCAGCCTTGAGAGGGCTGTGTCCTAACCGTTAGACGACGAGAGCAGACTAAACCCGATGAAATCACCGGAATCGGTCTGGCACAATAATTTTCGACTCCTCTTGCAGGGGCTCCTCCGGAAGCTCTTCCCCCTTCATCTTCGCGACCTCCCGTTGGAGAGCGCGATTGACCTGGTTGGACAGCGTGACCGAGGAATTGATCGCATTAAGAAGAAGCGACTGCTGGAAAAAGATTTGCTGTAGGAGGGCATCGCCCTCAGACATGCCTTCGTTTTTAGTCTCTTCGATCTTCTTACCGAGGTAAGTCGCCACGGCTTTCAGGCTATGGCTATGGATGGGGGCGTCGATTGGTTGTGTGTTTTCTTCAGTCATAAATTCTTCTCCAAGACGATGCCCCACGAGTAGTCATCGAAGTCGGCCTCGGTCCACACTTCGTCGCGGATGTTGCCGGTCTTGAGCACGCGCTTCTTGAAAGTCTTCAGCGAGTAGTCGGCTTCCTTGTGGGCTTCGTTGATTGGCTGACCCGTGGCCGCGCAGTGGGCCAAGAACCGTTGCTGGTCGGGGGCCAGAATAAGGAGCCGACCGCCCGGCTTGAGCACGCGGAGCCACTCTTTAACCACTGCGACTTGCTCAGTGTAGGTAAAGTCCTCGATCAGGTGCGAAGAGTAGACCCAGTCGAGGGTGTTATTCTTGAAAGGCAGACGGCGGGCGTCACCGCCTAAGTGCTGTGGTGCCGACCCGACCGAGGTGTAAGGCTGCGGCATGTCGAAGCAGATGGCATGGGGGACAAGCGGGTCGCCGCCGTAACCGAGGTCGATGCCATAGCCTTGGGTATGTGGCAGGAACCAAGCACGATACTTACTGGTCTCACTCATATCGTTAATTGTGCTCATAGAATACTCTTCAAAATCTCGACCCGTTGCTCGTCGGAAAGCGCGGGGAGATGGAGGACCATGTCGCCCTGCTGCCAATCGGCCTCGCTTGCGCCTGGATACTCGTAAGCTCCCGGCCAATAGGAATTCATCGTGCGCTGGGAGTGGCACTCCAGCAGCCGATCGTAGGGCGGGTGCATGGTTAGCCAACGGATCGCTGTCTGCTCGGGGTTGATTAGGTTGGCGACCAACTGCCGGCCGTAACCGGAAAGGGCAAAGAAGAACTGGCGGGTGAGAAGGGTGTTGGCAATGAACATGATCCCCGCGTTGGGGCCGTGGACATCACAAGTCAGCGCCACGCCCGTGGTCTTGGGGGGCTTCTTGTCCGGATTGGTCACCGCGGCATCGGCATCGAGCCAACAGACCAAGCGGTGACCGCGCTCCAAGTATTCACGGATCATGGCGACCTTGGCCCAAAGACATCCTTCCTGCGGCACGGTGCGTGCTTCATGGTGCATGGACCATGTTTCAGCGAGCCGTGCATGGGTCGGCACGGTCAGGGCTGCGACCTCGGCCATGTTCTCCGAGTAGCAAGTGATGACGGCGGGGATCATTTCACCCACTCCTCCGGTATCTCCACATCCCACTCCCGCCCGTCCATCGGATTGCCGTAGACGCGGATGTCCTCGGAGAAGAAGTGCTTAACTATACCAGTATGGTGGAGGCGCACTACCCAGACGGAGTTTACCCCAGTGCCGGCCGAAACAATTCCATAGTCTACAAACAGAAAGGCATCACCCTGGCCGAGCGGAGTGTGGACTGAAATCGGTGCTTTGAACTCGTGGATCATTTAATCCCAATACTTCTGCGTGCCGGTGAGTTGTCCGGACATCATCCGGACAAGCACGGCTTCCACGTCCCAGGGGTAGGGGCCGCGGGCGTAGCACGTCTGGACCCCAAACAATTCGCTGAACCGTTCACGGTCCAACCCTGCATCGATCACCTTTTCATCGAGATCGGTCCATGTGACGTGCTGCACTGGATCCTCGATAACGGTCATGCCTAGTTGGGCGATGCGCGGGTATTCAGTGCTCACCATAAGTCCTTACAGGCCCAGTAGCCCGCGGTGGATTTGTCCTTCTTGGCCGCGCAGTTGTGTCGGCTTCGGAAGTTGGCGCGGCGTTTCGGATTCTTGTGCTTGGTGAAGTCCGACATCGAGGAGTCCCCGAAGTGGACGACCTTCGCGGTGCCAGCCTTCTTACCCGGCACGAAGACCGACTTCTTCTTCGCGGCCGGAGTGATGCCCGCCATCTTGCGGGGCTTATACAGCGTGACCTTCTTGCCTTTGTAGGTAGCCATGATTACCTCCGCTTCTTGGCCGAGAACCCGCCGCGCTTATTCTTCATCTTTGCGTAGGTCTTGGGGTCGACGGTGGACTTGGACTTCGGACGGGACGTGCCCGCCTTCCGACGTTTGTTGATGTTTTCGTATAGGCTCATAGGAAATACCGGAAGAAGATGACCGTGGCGAAAGCGGCCCAAGCGACCAGCAGAACCAGCGTGATGTCGCGGGGACTCATCATGCCAATAGCTCCTTGGTCTCTTGATCGTGGCGGTCGATGACAGACTGCACCATCGACTTGGCATCGCCGTAGTTGAAGAGGTCGATCAGACCGACAGCGACCCGGAGGTTGTCGACGATCGAGAGTTCGCGGTCGTAGCTTTGCACGAAGCGGTTCTTCCAAGCCTGTGCGCCTTCGCTTTCCTCTTTAGTCAGCTTTCTTCTTGTTCGCTTTTTTAACATAGATCTTCTTCTGCATGGGTTGTCCGAAGATGGCGGAGAGCGCCTTCTCGGCATCAGCCAAGACGGTTTGCAGTGCCGCCTCTTTGGCTGCGTCCTCGTCGTTGTCGCCAGAGATCTCCTCCGCCCGATCGGCCATATCGAAAGCGCCGGCCTCATAGGCGGCGTTCCAAGTCAGGTCGAAGAAGCGGCGAAGCGACTCCGGCGTAAGGCAGGGGTCGGTGCACAACCGAGGATTTTGCTGGAGGAAAATCCCCCAGAGCTTTTCTTTATTCATCGGGACTTCCTCCGGTTGTTGAGCTTGTGTTCGATCTCGTCGACCAAGTGCTGCACCAGGTAGCAGCATGTCTCCTCGGCCTTGCGGATGTCCTCGCGGACATGGTCACGCAGGAAGCTCATGGCGACATGGACGCACTCGTGGGTCAGGGTCTTGCTGTTCCCCTTCTTCCGCGACTCGGGCCATGACTTGAGCCAGATGTAGGCCCGGTTGGCGTTGGATAGCGCCCAGCCCGCATCGGATTCGTCATCGTCCCCGTCGGTGGATAAGGTGTCGGTGAACTTGGTCGCCGAGCGCCAAGCCGAGAGCGCATCGCCCCCAACTTTGACCCTGACCTTCAGGCCGAAGGTGCGCTCGGTTGCCGTCACTTGCATGGAATCAATGTATGGCGTTATTACTAACTCGCAACTGCGGCTCATCGGATGGTCTTCCCGAAGGAGGGATTTCGGGTCACGATTGCCTTCATGTGCTTACGCAGCACGGCGTTGAGTTCGGCGTAGATCTCGGGATCGAGACGACTGAACTTGTGGTGACGGGTCTGGTTGGCCCAGTCCATAATATACTGCTTACAAGCAGCCTTATTGACGAAGTTAGAGACGCGGGTCCGGATGGTCCCTTCGAGTTCGATCCGATCGTTTGTTGGTGTGGTAGGTAGATTCACGGTTTCGGGTTCCTTTCGGTTAGAAGCTATACGGGTTTTCGTTGATGGCCGGCAAGGTCGGGGGTGCGGGGAGCCGCTTGCCGGGGAGCGGCTGCACCCAGACAAGGCTATGGATCTTGCTCTCGGCGCTGACTTGGTAGACCAACGGCTGTAGCTGGTCGGTCGGCGGGTCGGCCAAGGGCAGGAAAGCCGCCGCGACAATGAGTGGGGTAGCCGCGACCAGTCCGCGGAAGAAGCGGCGGGTGCGGTCCCACAAGGTCGGGGCGGCGGGTTGCGGGTTGGCCAGCAGGGTCGCCCACAGATGCGGGTAGACTTCGGCTGGAAGGCAGGGGTTTTTAGGGTCGTGGTCTCTGTAGTTCATGGTATTTGGTTTCTTTCTTTGGTTATGGGTGACGAGACGCGGACGGAAGCGCATACCGTCCTTTGTGACTTCGACTCGCGTCATGGTCCGCGTCTCGGGTTTGCTCATGTTGGTCTGACAGTATGGCGTTATTACTCGTTCAAATGACTTTGGGGTCACATCACGATGAGGTGATCTTTGGCCCAGTCCTTGTTGAGACCGCCGCGCTCGATCAACGCTTTCTTCAAAGCGGCTGGGGTCAAACGCTTGGCGGTTTTCTTCTTGGCTGCTTTCTTCACGGGTTTCTTTTTCATTGGTTTTGGGTTCTTTCTACTTGGTTCATGGTTCAGGGTTCAAGCTGCTTGGAGGGCCATCCTCGCCGCAGCCACGAACCGCTCGTTGATCATCTTCTTGCGCTCGGCCAGCCGATAAACAGCACCAGCCACCGCACGCTTGCGTGCCTCAATTCCGAGCCAACGCAGATACTCGTCAGTTCCGGCCAAGCAATTGCCGGCCATCTTGGAAATGCTGCGAAGCGAAATCTGACGGCGGTTGTTCCGCAAGGCGTGTCGCTCCAACGCTTCGGATAGGGCGCGATCGCGCTCGTCGCGCTTGGCCTTGGCCCTGGCTTTGTAGTTCTCACTCATCCCGCGCCGAACGCGACCAACAAAGTCCCGTGCTTGGAGATCTTCCGCGGTCGGATGGTAGTCCATGCCGTCGGACAACCTCCGCAGCAACGCGCCATACTCGTCGCGCTGCCACTCGGTGCCGCTCGGTGCCGGAACATACCGCTCCACGCCCTCGCGGATATAGTGGGCATTCTTTCCGGTGCGCCATACCCGCAAGGCGGATTGATATTGCGGCCGATACTCGTAGTGGCGGTAGGTGCACCGACGGGAATACGCGCCGAGATCGATCACTTCAACGTGCCCGGTCTCGACCGCGCTATGGGTCGGTTTCGGCCGACGCCAGTTCTGACGGCGTGGGTGCTGCTTTATGGCAAGGTCATTTGCACGGATCTCCAAGTCGTGATCGTAGAGCGGCACATCGATGTGTCGCTCGGAGACATACTCGTCACGACTGCGGGTGAAGTTTTCATCCACGCCGCCCTGCCAAGGTGGTGTAGCCGGACGCCGTTTAAGGAAACGGGCCAGCCCTTTTATAGTGGAGAACGATTTGCGCGAACCGCGCTCGATCGCCACTTGTTGCAGTTTCTCCAATAGTTCTTGCTTCAATGCTTCATGGTTCATGGTTCAGGGTTCCTTTCTTGTTGTATGGTTTATGGTGTTATTACTTTGTCGAGCAAAGAACGGAAGGCGACGGCAGCGCACTGGGGCACAACGCCATTGCCAGCCAATCGAAGCTCGTCCCAGCGGGAATCGCAGGACACGCACAACTCGGCATAAGCCAGCCGATCGGCAGTCCCATCAAGGCTTCGCAGAATCTCGGGTTCAGCTTGGCCTTCACCAGATAGCCACCCTCGGCCTGACTCACATCCTGCCCGAGTGACTTCTGTTTCCTGTTGACCGCCATGCCAGCTTTGCCGTCCCCCGCGTTCGGTGTTGCCCAGCAAGACTCGGGGTGGTTCCCAATCATGCTGCTCTTGCCCCGGACGGGCGGGCCAAGGATGCCCCCCTCCCGATAGGCTTGGACTGCCACATCCAAGGTGTCCATCGAGAGCTTCCCGTTCCGTATGCGGCCCCCTTGGTAGCCACCCTTCGAGTCCCGCGCCGAGGCGGTGGGCCAAGATAAACACTCGCTTCCGTTGGTGTGGCGCTCCCGCATCGACTGACGCCGAGAATAATCCCGCCTCTGCTCGGTAACCCACGCGCTCCAACTCTCGGAGGACATGGAGCAGAACCGGAGTGCCGGCGGGGTCGCTCCACCCGTCGCCCTGGAGTTTGGCCGAGACGATCCCTTCGACGTTCTCCAAGAAAACAACGGAAGGTCGGCATCGCCGGATCCCGTCGAGTATGTAAGGGAACAAGTGTCTTGGATCGGTGTCGGCTCCCCGTTTTCCGGCGGCGGAAAATGGAGGGCAAGGGAAGCCGCCCGAGATGATCGAGACTCCGGCGAACTCTTCCCAAGGGAAAGTGCGGAGATCAGGCCAGATCGGAGCCGCATCAAGTTGCCCGCCTTCCATGCGCGAGAGAAGTAACTCGCACGCGAATGCTTCGATTTCGCTGTAAGCAACCGTTCGCAGGCGGTCGCCAATGACTTGTCGGATTCCGAGGTCGAGACCGCCGTATCCGGTGCAGAGACTGAGGTGAGTGATGGTATTATCCACATGATTCATTTGGTTTATGACGTTATTACTCTACACCGACATAGACTTGTCGGGTGTAGAACGTGTTGTTGCTATGGAGTTCGCGGTCGCCGATCTTGCCGAGGGCCTCGATGTCCGCCGCCAAGGCATCCGCCGTGGCCGCGTCTTTCTTGTCCTCGATGCAGCGATCCCACCGCCCGGCCACCGGATCGTAGTCGGGGTTGTCGTGCTTGTGCGTCAGGATGTGAACGCAGTATGCCTCCTCCTTGCAGCCCCATGCCTCGGGGTCGAGCGGGTGGATGGTGACGAAGCGGATGCTGATCGGATGACGTTGCACTGCTTCAAGGATCTTGGTTCTTAGGTTCATGTTACTTGGTTCCTTTCTTAGTTGGTTTCTTTTTCGATGATGGTCTGCCACTGGATGTTGTCTCCGTGGTAGATGTGCCGTTCTTCGGCGTAGCGAAGCTCGTGAAGGTGCTTGTAGTTGTTGGGCCACGCGCTGCGAGCACCACGCTCGACGATGGCTCTGACTTCCTGGTCGTCGTGTTTGGCATCCACTGTCAGGGATACGTCGAACACGATGCGGACTTCTTGCTTCATGTTACTTGGTTTCCTCTCTGGTTAGTGGTGTGTCTGCTTCCCACACTTCGCGGTCTTCGACGTGGTGGAAGAACTTGTTCATGTCCTCACTGGTGAGGAGTTTCTCTTCAGCTTCCTCTTCCGAGTTGGCTTGGATTTTGTAGTAAGCGACTTCGCTAATCATATATGTCTTCATGGTTTAGTTTAGTTTCCTTTCTGGTTGGTTGTTTAATCTTCTTCCTCGGGGCAGACCCAATCGCTGTCGGTCGCGTCGATCTCGACTGCCCGGTAGTTCCAATCCTCGACCCATATCGGGTCGTTGGGATCAACCAGCTTGCAGACGACGACCTTGGCAAAGCCTTCGGGGTAGTTGGTGAGGTGATCGATGGCTTCCTCGAAGGCTTCGCGGACGCCGTTGAACGGCCCTTCGTCGATCATCTTGGGGCCGCGCAGGGAGATCCCGTCATCGGTGATGACGCCGTAGTGTAGTTTCTTAGGCATGGTGTTTTTCCTTTCGTTAGTTGTTGTCTTGCTTGAGGAGATCCCAGCCGCCCGAGTTGCGGAAGCGGCGGGAGAACCAGTGGATCTGTCCGGCGAGGTCATGGGGAAGAAACCAGTAGGGTTTCTCATCCAACTCCCTCACCACATCCAACGGGATGCCGGCGAGGATGAGTGCGATGGCAACTTCATCGATGACGTTGTCGGGTAGTTCGACGGGGCCATCTTTGGGGTAGTTGTCTCCGTGGGTGCGGAAGATCTCCGCAGCCATCATGCGCTGGTCATGTTTGCTTGTTGTCTTGGTCATGGGTTTTCCTTTCAGTTGAGTTCGCGGATGAGCCGCATCCGGTCGGCGAGCAGCCACTTGCCGCCTTGATTGGCGGGGCGGGCATACTCGGTGAAGTTGTCGATCTCGACCTCGCACCAGACCCGTGTCTCGCCGCTGGCAAGTTCAAGGTTGAGGTGCGGGGCTTCGGGTTGGACGGCGCAATGCCAGCCCGGCCGGAAGGCGAAACCTTTCCGGCGATGGGCCTCGGCTTGCAGCCATTCGCCATGCGGGATGCGCTGGCTTGCGTTGATGAAGAGCGGGCCGAGTGACCCGTCTTTGCGCTTGCGGAGCAGTTTGTATGCTTTCATGTGCGTGGTTATTACCAAGCCCGAATGACTTCGGCGGGGATGTAGACATCCCATTCGAGATCGAACAGCGGCTCGTATTCGTCGAAGTCGGGGTCGTCTTTGGCCGCGACATCGAAGCCGCCCGAGATGCAGATGCTCTCAACAGGGCCGTCGGCATCCTGATCGTGGTAGGTGAGCGAGCGGACGATGTCCGACTTCTTGACCTTGGACAGATCCTCGCAGAACCAGGCCTCGCCGATCCGCCCGTGCTTGCTGCACGCGATCAGTTCGACTTCGCGGTTGCGAAGATTCCAGTTGATGGAGTTGGCGTGGCGAAGAGCCTTTGCTCGCGCCTCCTTGTAAGCCTCTTTGGCTTCGTTGAGGTATTCAGTGAACGTCATGGTGTTTAGTTCCTTTCTTGTTACGGGTTTATTACTTGGTGGCCTTGTCGATTGCATCCATCGCAACCGCGACCGCACGACACTGCGCGGGGCTGGCGTCTTGCGAGGTGTCGAGTGTGGCGATGTAGCGCAACGCTTCCAGCATCGCCGGTGCAGCAGCGACCAGGTTGACTGTCGCTTGCCACCCCTTGTCGGAGAGGCAGGCAGCCTTGTGATCGGTGTCGGAGACTTCGTCGGGACGAACCCGATGCAGCGTGGCGATATCCAATCCATCCTCATTGCAGAGGAAGGAGCAGTTGTTGTCGCTCGCTTCGACATGGGTGAAGGCTCGGTCTACGCGATTGCCGTGAAGAACGCAGTCGTCGGAAGGGCAGGGGTATTCCCACTTGCCGCCATCTTCGCGTCCGCATTCGGGACAAGGTTGGTTAAGTATAGTCATTGGTGTTAGTTCCTTTCTTGTTACGGGTTTATTACTCACGAGCCAGCTTGAGGGCTTCCTGCAAGGCATCGACGCGAGCGTCGAGCATATCCTGTGACGGGAAACAATCCTCATTGGTGGCATCCTGCTTGCACCACGCGAGGGCTTCACGCAGCACGTTGCAGAGTTTCTTGTGACGCTTCTCGACATCGTAGATGCCCGGAACGACATCGTCGTCGATGAGGTCGAGGCCGTTCTCTACTTGGATCGCGTCCCTCGGATTGCTGCAATAGAACGATGCAGCCTCGGCGGCGATCTTAAGTTGGTCGATCATTTCGGATGTTGGTTTCATGGTCATTCTCCTTTCGTTGTTTCGATTTCGTATTCATCGCAATACCCGAAGGCTTCGATGCAGTTCTCTTTGAGGATGTCGTGCAGCCGTTTGCGGACAGCCTCGACAAGTTCGGAGACAGTCAACTGCTCGAACTCCTTCTCGGTGTCGATGGTTGCAGCCAGATCAAACATGATGTTTCTCATTGGTTTCCTTTCTATGAACAGACGATGGCTGTTCCGGTTTCGATTGCGTAAGTGCGGGTTCCGAAGAACTCGACAATGGTGTCAGCAGTGTGCGGCTTGCCCGTGCCTTCGTAGACAAGCCCCTGCTTGGTGAGATACTCGGCGGCTTTGCTTGCCGCCAAGTTGATGGCTTCCTCCTCGCTCGCCGCCAGAGACATGATCTCGTAGGCGAGGGGAATAATGCAGACGTAGTAGGTTTGGTGTTTCATTTGTATTCCTCCTCTTTGTAAGCGAGCAGTTTGTATTCGGCGGCGAGCAGTCTGTCGTAGCTGTCCTTGTTAACGGAGAGCGTATAGAACTCGTCGTCTTCCTCCATGACCGACAAGTCGGCCAGCACCTCGCGCACGGCGAGGTCATAGGTTTCTTGCAGTTTGTCTTTTCTCATTGGTTTCCTTTCGTTGGTTGTTATCGTTGCAGGGGATGGAGCGTTGCTCCGTAGAGATCGTCTTGTGTTTCCATAACTCGCGGCTTGTGGTCGGCCTCAAAGCGATGGTCGTGATCGTCGTAGAGTCTGTAGACTCTTGCTCTTGCCTCCTCTTCAGAGGTTGCTTCGATTGCGAAGCGGGATGGACGGCGGCGGGAGTTTGTTGCTCCCCAGATATACCAGTGAGTTGTCATATTTGGTTTCCTTTCGTTGGTGGTTAGATGTCGAACGTGTGATGCTCCATGTCGCTTTCGCAAAGGAGCTTGAAGACCGCAGCATCGCTGCCGTGCGGCCCATAAGGATCGGGGTCATCACAGCGGAGATGCTCGGTGTCGGTGAACTTCCTACCCTTGGGGATAAGAAGGTGAACCTCCGCGTTTGTCCCATCAGTGCAGACGTAGAGGGTGGATTCGGTGTCGATCTCAATCATGGTTTTGGTTTCCTTTCTTTATTTGTCGTGTTGGTTGTTCGGGTCTTTGACCCACTCGATGTCGATGCCTAACTCGGTCAGCGCGTCGAGGTCGCGATGATCGATGGTCGTCTTGCGCGTCAGGCGTTGGAGGTAAGGAGCAAGCTGCCCAGTGGGGTAGATGCTCTGGCGTCCGTAGACGCTACGTTCAAACAGTTGCAGTCTCATGGTGTTAGTTTCCTTTCGTTTGTTGTTTAGTATGACCAGCAGTCGGTCGGGATCTTTGTGATGACGACCTTGGTGTTGGGTATGGTGATGGCTTCGTCATCCTCGATGTCGTTGGACTGGAGGAATTCGTTGACGATGCCTTGGAGTTTCTTCGGGAGCTTCAACTCGCGGAACCATCCGGAGGTGATGTAGTATTCCTTCTTGCCGTTCTCGACCTTGTAGTGGTCGAGGTTGTCGCGATCCCAGTAGAAGCAAGCCTCGTCGTTGATGCTCTTGACGTATTCGTCGAACTCCTTGCCGGAGAAGGGGAACATCATCGGCTCGCGATCAACGTATGCCTCGCTCCCCTCGACGATGCTGCCCATCTTGATGCCTATGCATTTGTCGAGCATGGCATTGGCCCGGTCGGACTCGTAGTAGACTTCCTCGTAAGTCGGTTTCTCGATGCGGTGCATCAAGATGTTGACTGCTTTCGGGGCGGGTCGGCATCCGAGTTCGGTCGGGCGTTGAGGGTAGAGGGTCAACGTGTAGGGGTCGGTGCTGTCACCGATGGTTGCGGTGGCTTCCCCCTTTGCGACCTTGCGCCCGATGAACTCCTCGACCTTGCGGCGATACGCGGCGACCGAGCGTCCGATCTTGTCGCCTGTCCCGTCGGGGTGGAACCCGAGCAGACCGAGGACTTCCGGTGCGCGTTCGTTCTCGTAGTCGAAGATGGACTCCGCACACGAGGCGTGGAGTTTGCCATCCTTCATGTGGACTGTGACTTCGAGACTGACGCTTTGCTGCGGCGTCTCCTCGACGAGGTAGGTAATCCACGGGCCGCAGTCGGTGTATTTGTAGAGGCCGCGCCCCGCTTGATACGGGGTGTCCCCGCCGACATGGGCGAGGAAGTCTTGGAGGTTCTTGATCTTCTTCATGGTAGTTCCTTTCTATTGTGGTGTTATTACGAAGCCGCATCGAACTCGATGGGCAGGGTGAGTTGCGGGTCGGCTTGCTCTTTCCGGGCAAGCTGAACCATGTGCGCGTGACGCACGACCGCAGCGGACAAACGCAATGCCGCCTCGATGTCGTAGTTGTGGGTCGCATTGAATTGTGCCGCCGACTCAAGGATCAGTAATGTGTTCATGTGGTTCCTTTCTACGAGGTCTCGTTGATGGTTAGTGTCTTGGCGAAGTCCAAGATCTGTTCCGGTGAGAGAACAAACCATGCCTCGGTGTCACCCTCGAAACGGATGGTGATGTGGACTTGGTCGTCGGCCTCGGGGACAGTGGCGTCCTCGAATGCCGTGAGCATCACTTCGATGTCGCGGCGTCCGATGAAGGATTTGACGAGGGCATCGCAGCCCCCGCCGGTCCCGATCTTGTGGAACCCGCACTTGCGGAGTTCTTCGTGTAGTTCTTCGGTTGTCATGTTCAGTTTCCTTTCTATTGGTTGAGTTTGGGATGCTGCTGCACCCACTTCAGTTCCTTGTGCGCTTTGCCCATCTCCATGATGATAGACAATTTTTTGTGGGCCTTGCGGACATGGTCGCAGACCACACCGAAGGCTCGCTCCTCCACCGCTTGCGCGGCTTGGGCCATCTCTTCATCGGCCCCTGCGAAGTAATCCATGATGCACGCTTCATGCTGCATGGTTCGGTATTCGAGCCACGGGATCATCTCGCCTCCGGTGTCGAGGGGTTTGAGTAAGAGGCGACTCATGCTGCCTCCTTCATCTTCTGCTCGGCGTCCCGCTTGAGTCTGTTCGCTTCTCGGTCGAAGTACGCACCGAGGTTCTTGCGCCACTCGGCGCGGGTCATGCTCGATGCGTTGGTGGTCAGGCCGATGCGCTTGACTAGATCGGCGACTTCGATGTGCCGATCGACGATCTCACCCGTCTCGGTGTCTTTGCCGTGCAGCATCGGGCCGACGATGTCTTCCCATGTGCGGATGCGAGCATAGATCTCGGGGATCTTCTCCTCGGTGATCTCACGGATGCCCGTGCTCATCGAGATCCAGATGAGGGCGTTGGTGATCGGCCACTCATCCTCGTTGGTGAGTGCCTTGTGGTTTTTGCAGTTAGTGACGTTCCAATGTAGTGCCATGTGGTTCCTTTCGTTTGGTGTTGTGGTTGGTGAGTCCGGTTTGGGACTCAAATGAGCGGATACTTGCTGCGGTATCCGTTGACTCGGGGCAGGAAGTGCGTGTCGCCGTCGATCACGCCGCCCAAGTCGTGCATGAGGGTCGAGACGAGGAGGCTCAACTTCTTGCTGTCGTCGATATCCGTATTGCGGTGGACGTAGGCGACGAAGGACAAGAGGTCTTGCAGGAAGGGTTCCTCCTCGCAAGGGATCGGGTTGCAATCGTGGGCGTTGCCGATCGCCTCACGCACCATGTCCTCGTAGTAAGGGTTGTCTGTCTTGAAGTCCTGCTCGTCCTCATAGCAACAACCTCCGAGGTACGCCGATCCGGTGCGGCCATCAGGCAGGGTGGCTTGCACTTCGACTTGCGCCCATGCCCAGACATCCCCGTTGTCGAGCCGTGCGAGGATTAAGTTTTCATACTTCCGGTCCTCTTCGTCGTCTCCGCTTGCGAGGGCGTTGCCTCGCACCGGAGTGTCGTCTTGTGTGGCGATCAGCCGCACGTTGTATCTGTCTTCCATTTCTTTGATGCTCATAGCTATTGGTTCCTTTCGTTTGTTGTTGTGGTGTTATTACGCTGCGACCACAAAGCCGCCGCGTTGCTTCCGCGCCTTGCCCTTGGCCCGTAATCCGACGACCACGCCGGAGGGATCAAGGAAGCGCAAGTCATGCTCGTCGCCGTCGATGACCGGACGACCGAGGTAGGTCTCGGGTAACGTGTCACCCTTGGGAGTGGTGAAGACAACCGCCACATTGCCGCCGAGTCGGGTCACCGCATACGCCTCGGTCTCGTTACTCTCGGAGCGGGAGAACGTGAGCTTGTAGTTCTCCGGCATCACTCCGGCGAGATACCGATACATCCGCTTAGGGTTCTTGGTGTAGTCGTAGAACGTCAGATCGGGGTGACGTTCCATGAGGGTCAAGCCAAGCTCGCCGCCCAAGTTCTCCCAAGGCAAGTCGCTTGTGCCGTTGAGCCGGATGGCGAGCGTCATGCGCTTGCGACCGGCCTTGGCCTTGGCCTTGATGATGTTGTGGTCGATGTTCTCGACGAACGCTTTCGGATCTTGGTGGAAGAGGTGCGTCTTGCGGATGCGGGCTTCCTGCACCGGATCCATTGCGCCCCGCCCCGCTGTATTGAGGCAGAGCTTGATGCACTCCTTGCTGGCGAACGGACACACGTTGCGTCCGCTCAAGGTATATGGTGCAAGGTACAGGATTCCGGTGAGATAGCCGAGATCCTCGCCCTTGATGGTCTTCGCATTGTCGAAGGTGATGAGTTCTTTCATGTTGGTTCCTTTCGTTGTGTCCGTTAACGGACTTGGTTAGTGGAGGAGTTCGTTGGCGTAGCCGCAGAAGTATTTTCCCCGAGCGCAGCCGAGGAGTTCAGCGTAGTTGTAGAAGTCGAACTGGCTGCGGTGCTCGCGGATGTATTCGATCCGGTCGCTGTCGTTGTAGCAGTCACGCCACACTCGATCCGCTTCCTCTTGTTCAAGGTTGCAGAAGTCGTCGTCGTCGAGGACGGGGTAGTCCGAGAGCGATGAGACAATCTCCTGTGCAATGCGTTGCTGTGGTGATCCGGCCTTGACCGACAACGCTTCCCACCAACCGCAAGCCCAATGGCCGAAGCGGGAGATCGACACGTTGTCACCCTCGCCGCCGAGTTGCTTGAGCGCACAACGCCAGTTGCTCTCGGTGAGGTGATCCGAATCACGATTGCGGGTCATCACGCAAAGCCATTCGGGTTCCGGTATCTCGCCGAGGTAGTTGGAAAGTGAATCCCAACCGCTCGGGTTCTCTACTACGTCACGCAATGGCGTGAGTTCGATGTCTGTTATGCTCATGTGGTTTCCTTTCTATTGAGTCCGGTTTGGGACTCGGGGTTGTTCTTCGATGCGGCGGGGCAGGATGTGTTCCCACGCTTTGCCGCTCGCTGTCTTGCCTTGGATCAAGGGCAGGAGGATGTCCTCCATGCTGTCGGACTCGGCTTCCACGATGTCGGTGAACGGGTAGACAATACCCTCTGCACCCTTCTCGCGGCCCGTTGCGGTGATGCGGTAGGTCTTCATGCTATTCGGTGAAGACATGGACATATTCACCGGACGGGATCTGCCCCGTGATGAACGGACGATTCCACGTTGCCAGTGTTGTCCCGTATTCCTTCTGGTCTTCCGCGTTGAACTTGCTGACCAACGCTTCGACGGCAGCGCGATGAACCTCATCGCCGCTCAACTCATACGGATACGAGAAGAAGATCTTTCCCCTTCCGCATTCCGCCTTGATCCTCGCACCCCGCGAATTTGTGGGGCCGAGATACTTCGTGATGATCGCTTGCATTGTTTACCTTTCTCTCCGGCCCTAATGGCGGGGCCGATTCACCCGAGTCCGTTAACGGACACGCTGCACTGCCAGAAACGGATGGGACGTTCCGGGCAGTGTATGCGTATGCGTGTGGCGTTATTACTTGGTGACCTCGATCAAGATCCAGACGGCGAGGAAGGCGAGGATCGCCAACTTGCAGAGGATCGCGTCGAGGATGTCGTCGTTAGGCTTCCGCATAGACGCCTCCGGTTTCAGATGTTGCGGGACGATAGAACTCGAAGACACACGCTTCCGGCAAAGGAAGGGGAGCTTCGACCTTCTTTCCGTTCACCTTCACGATATTACGCGAGGGTGACCAGATGACTTCGACAATGCGCTTTTGGGGCGCGGCTTTTTCGATGGTCATGGTATGTGGGTTTGCGGGGTTATTACACGCCAACCGGAAGGAGGTTGGCAAGACTGAACGTCATCGGTTGCGCGACACGGGGCCGCTCGATGAGGTTCACAGTTGTCCGCTCGGGGCGGGTGAACTCCATGCCACCATACTTGGCAGCGTGCAATTCCTCGCGGGTGAGCGTGTCGATGGCACGATGCGTCATCACAACGTGCAGCTTCCTGATGTCTTCTTTTTTCATGGTTCTTGGTTCATGGTTCATGGTTCAGTGAGTCCGTTAACGGACTTACAAAGCGCGATACATCCGAATGAGAAGAGCCTTGAGCTTCTTCTTATCGGTGTGCTTTTTCTGGAGGATAGCCAACTCGGCCATGACCTCTTTCTGCAACGCGGCGGACGCGCACGTTTTCTTCTGTGCTTTGCGGCGGATGCCGTAGGACAGAAGCAACTCGGAGATGCGTTGCTTCGCGTAGCCATTCGCTTTGAGTGTGGCCGTGACAGCGTCAACGTCGATTGCTTCGCGGTTCTCCTTGATGAACGCGCATAGCTTGTCGCGTTGCGCCTTGGCAGCTTGGGTTAGCGTTTCGATCTCGTGAATCTCACGAGCGATTGCGTCATTCACGCTGTCTGTCGTGTTGGCAACGCTGTAGCTGATACTGATGGTCATTGTGTTCTTTTTCATTTTCTCTAGTTCTTTCTTTGTCCGTTTACGGACTTGTTATGGTTGATGAGGTGATGAGGAACTGTTCCTCGCCTCATTAATAAGTGACCAGCAGCGCGATTTACTCTGTTAATTGTGGGGGATTTGTGCGATTATTAATGATGGCAAACAGACCTCTTGCAGTAGATTGGCAAGCAATAAGGGGACTATACCTCCAAGGCATCCAAGCAAAGGAGATAGCAGATCGATTTGAAATCAACGTAAAGACCTTGAGGGCAAGAGCTTGCAGAGAAGGTTGGAATGACATTTTGAATCGATCCAAACTTTCCCCTTCAGAGAAAAGCGCGGCAATCGCAAGGGACATTTGGGCAGAGAGAAGAGAGGCGATCAGAGAGAGCATCCACAATATCGGATCAAAGATGACACGATATGCAGAGCAACTACCTGAAGATCAGTTACTTGCCAAGGCTGATAAGGTAAAGATAGCGACAGAGATAGCAGGAAAGATTGTAGGGCTGGACAGACAAGAGGACAAGAATGTTGTAAACATCGCATTGTTAGGGAGTTACACCGATTCGGGGAACATGGTGCAAAGTATACAAAGTGACACAATCGATGGTGATTACTCTGTCGGACACAAAGATTCCGAACCCTTGTGACACCACCACCCACCCCACCAGAGTAGAGGGCCAGGCCCCAACTCGCCCCTATATCTATCATTATCATGGGCTGTAAATTTTTTCGCCCAAAATGGAATTATTAACTTTTCGAAGGGGAGCCGGGTCGGACGGAACCCCCTCGATGCGCTAGAAGAGGGCGGCAAGGCACTTCAGGAAACGACGCCACCGGGAAGCAGTCACGACAGCCTTCCGATCGCACCGCTCGAAGAAACCGAGACCGCCATAGGGTCCATAGACCAGGCCAAGATCATTCGATCGATACATACGGGTTCACCTCCTTTCATAGGCCCATAAGAAAGCACACATCGGGCCAAGTGCTATAATAACCACAGACGATCACAAACTATGGACAAAATCTTCGGCTACGAAATCAGAACTCCCTACGACTCGGAATTGGATTTCTTCAAAAAGAACTTAAACACCACCGGCATGGCCACTGAAGACGGCCGGATCATCCTCAACCCCTTCTCTGACTTGGACCCAGCGTCCCAGAAGTCCGTTGCCACGAACGAAGCCGCACGGCTCTTGATGCGGGAAAACAAGATCAAGCCAGACTTCGATGTGACCGACGAACAGAGGAGTAAATTCAAGGGAACCGCATACGAGGAGAACGAGGAAGCATTGAAGGAGACGATCCTCGCCAGGGCTATTGCAGGAGACCCGTCGGCTGGGAAACTCACGGCCCGTCAGAAAGAGTGGGCGAATCTGGTCGGGTCTCAGCTTCGGGCGCGTAAATAATAAAATGAAAGCCACCCTGGAGTTCAACCTACCCCAAGACGACGAGGCCCTGACCGACGCCCGAAAGGGGTCCGATTGGAAGTGGGCAGTCGAGGACCTATTCCAATACCTCCGGTCCGAGACCAAGCACGCCGACCACTCGGCCGAGGAATACGCGATCTTCGACAAGGTGCGGGAGAAGTTGTCCCAGATCCTCGAAGAGCGCGATCTGAGGGTCTGGTAATGTCCGGCTGGCTCATCGCGGCGACCGGCGTGGCTTACGCTTGGGTTGCGATTGAGATGGCGTTATCCGGTAAGTGGCCGTTGGCGATCGTCTGGGCCGGATATGCTTTCGCCCAGATCGGGCTCTATATAGTCAGCCGGCAGGGCTGACTCCGAGGTGCCCGATGGGAACTATGCAAAGTTCCCCTAATAGTTCCCCCCATAGTTCCCACACTTAACTCGCTGATGGACAGTATACTTACGTCAAAAGGGAACTGAGGAACTTACCCTTATACTTTTTCTCATAGAAAATATATTATATACCCCCGAAATCCGTCCCCCGCGGACGCGCACGACGGTAGGGTTTTCCCGAAAAGTGAGTTCCTAAGTTCCCTTTTCGCATAAGCCCCTATCGGGCATCGGGTTACGCGAGGGAACTTAGGGTGGAACTAATATCATAGTTCCCCCTAAATAAGCACATAGGAACCATGTATCATGTTCCGGTGCAGCTTGTCCCGTCGACCAGCGAGGAGGTGAGGAGGCGTTTGGGTAGTTCTAGCGAACTAGAGCCACCGGACCACGCAGCCCGCTTCATGGAACATGGTGCGTGCTGCGGAGAAGCTCTCCTCCCATCGGGGGACCGAGTGCTCCGGGCAGTAGACCTCTTTGATGCCTGCTTGGACTATAGCAGCCGCGCAGTGGGCGCAGGGCTGGTATGGGTAGACGAAGATCGAGTGCCCTCCCAAGGGCTCCTTGGCCGCGAGGATGGCATTCATCTCCGCGTGCAGGGTGTAGAGGAGTCGGGTCGGTCGGTCGGCCAATCGGTCGGCCTTGTCCTCGACCCCGCGGGGGAACCCGTTGAAGCCAACCGAGGCGATCGATCGGTCTGGCCGGACGATGACGGCCCCGACCTGGCTACTGGGGTCCTTGGACCATGTGGCAACGTGCGAGGCTAAGTTAATAAACCTCGCGGTCCATTTGGCGTTCATAGTTTTGAGGTGGCGGTGGCGGGCCTTGATACCCGCTACGTCACATATTGGTTATTCTGTGACCCTCCGTTGTCCGGCCGCGTGTCCATCCACGCCGCACCGCCATAAGTTAAAATGCTTCCGGCTCTGGTTCCGGTTCCGGCTCGATCTTCGGACGGGTCAGCCGGTATTTGTAGAGTTTCGCTTTGCCCGAGCGTTTCGCGACGAGTTCCACGTTCGGGTCACCTTGGCTCTGGAGTTCACCCAACCGCCGGCCAATCGAGCGCACCGTCCATTGCCGGGTCAGGGACGCATTGTCGAAGGTATCGTTGAACGACTGGTGCAGTTCGACCGCGGTGCCTTCCCATTCATTGCCATCCCGGCGATCCCACCAAGCGTTGATCGTGTCGCGGAGTTCCGCGGACGGGCTGGCCGCGGCGATCTTCTCCATGACCTCTGGAGAGATGTAGCTCATCACATAGTAGCGGTTGGCTGCGTCGATATATTTGGCGGGGATATCCCAAGCCTTGAGCCACGCGAGGAAGGCCGGCAGTTCGATCTCCACGTCCTTGAGATCGTCGACCGTCGGCCCTTCCTCGAAGGTCTTGAGGGCGAGCGCGATGATCTTGTCCTTGTTGGACATATCGAGAGCGGGGACCGCTTTGATTGAGACTGGATCGTCGTTGGCGGCGATGACGACTCGGCCGCGCCATTCGACCATGATCGGGGTCAGGTATTTCTCGTGGTATTTGTGAGTGCCGTGGGCGACCAACTTCTTAATGGCGGAGGAGTAGCGGTTAGTCTGGGCCTCGCTCTCCGCGGCCTTGGTGTCGTCGATGATCGCGAGCGGGGACTGGAAGAGGTCGGCGTTGAAGCCATTACCTTCGCCCGAGACGATGGAACTAAGGTCGGCGTAGCCGCCCATCGCAGGCTTGAGCAGGCGCTCGATGAAGAAGGTCTTATAGCAGTGGACGGGTCCGACCAGGATCATCGCTTGCCCCATGCAGAGTTTCCCTTTTTCCGCGGACTCGTAGAAGCGTTTCAGCCACGCCATGAAGAAGTCGCGGTAGTCGAGGTGGGCGAAGACGTTGTCGAGGATGGCTGCGTAGCGGGGGAACCCGACACCCCAAGCGTCTGCGGTCTCGGCCGCGGGCATAATCTTCACGTTCTTGGCGGTGTTCAGGTATTTCTTGCCCCCCTCGAACCAAAGTTCGTTCGGGTTGTAGAGGCTGGGGCCGGCACCATCGACCCGGCGGTGTTCGCGGATGAATGCTTTGGCGCGGTCCATTGGCGACATGGCTGCACCTTTCGGGGCACGGTCGGAGATGTTGCGGCATTTGAGTTCGCTGGACAGCATCGCGACCATCTCGTATCGCCAGATCCCGTCGCCCGCTCGCATGAAGAAGGTTTTCCCGTCGTAGTATATGTCGTCATACTGTCCACTCTTCTCTGCGGAAGTGGACGGTTTGCTGGAATCTGTCGAATCCTGACAGTTTGTATCACTTTCTGATACTTCGTCGCTTGATTCTAATCCCGTGGATTTCGACGGGTTCACGCGCCCAGCCTCCGGATTGAAGTAGATCAAGGTCTGAGCTTTGCCCGTATCCTTGCGAACGCACCCAGGCACCCGGGTCAGGCGAACCGCGGACATGGCCGCGGGGTCCGCGCCGAGCGGGACGACGAGGTCGGCGATCTCGGAAGCGCGAGCCAAGTAGCCCTCGCGGTTCTTCTGGCTGACACGGACGAGAGCGTGAGCGGACTTCGAGCCCGAGGTAGTGACGGCGACGATTGGGAGATCGAGCTTGGTAAGGACACGGAGCCAGAGTTCCATCTCGACCGAATCGGATTCGATGAGGAGGTATTCGTAGGCGACCAAGTTCTCCTCGGCCCGTTGCGACTTCTTACCGAGCCGCGGAATGGCGAGGAACTTCCCGTTGACCGGATTGACCATGATCCATGCACCTTCGGTATTGTTCGCGATGGCGCTGGTGACCAGTTGGTCGGGCACCGTCTCGTTCCAGACGAGCTTCCCCTGGGACTGCTGGTCGGTGAAAATGATGTTCGCCTGCTTTGGGTAGAGTCGGCGGAGAAACTCGGACGCGGTGATGTCGGCGACCGCGACAGGCGAGGACTGGAGGAAATCTTCCACCGGAAGCGGGCCTTCCGCGGTCAGGGCCTTGAGCTTCTCCTCATCGAACTCCCGCTTGAGCGAGACACGGGCCTTGGGCTCGATCAGCCCCTCGACCTCGGCGCGGACTTTGGAGACCGTGTCGGCGATCTCGCGGGGTTGGGGTGGGCGCTCAAGGTAGTAAGTGATCCACTGGTCGATGTCACCATCGCTGAATTGGTTAGCAACCAGCGCGTGCACTGCGCCATACATCCAGCTATGGCATCCTTGGCCGGAGGCTGGGCATGGTTTAATTCCGAGTTCTTCAGGTGTGGGGTTCATTAGGTGGTTATTACTTGGTATACTGTTTAGAGATGATGGCTTCGGCTCCGAGGGGGAGGTCCGAGCACCAGGAAGGTGGGGTCGACATGATCTTCTCGACGGCTTGGCGATGGGCTTCGGCGTCGGATTCGTCCACCAGCAAAACTACTTCGTCGTGGACTCTTAGCAAAATTTCATAACCCGCGTCGTGGAGTGCGATACAGCGATTCATAAAAACGTCCCTCGCAAAGGCTTGAGTTGCGTTTTCGGCCAAGAGCCCGCCATACAATTTGACCTCCATCATCTTCCCGAGCCGCGGGAGGAGTCCGGTGATCTCGCCGCCCCCGCCATCACGGCGCATGATCTTCCGGTAGACGAGTTCACGGCCAGAGGGTAGGGGGATGGTTAACTGCTTGTCTTCTGGATCTGTCGACTCCCGAAGTTTAGTTTGAAGCATCTTCCAAAGCCCAACAATCCTCGGACTGGCCTCGCGATACGACTGCACAATCTGTTGCGCTTCTTCGAAACTAATGTCGAGTCCGGCCAGCATCTTGGCGACCACGACAAACTTCGCGGGGCCGCAACCATAGCCGAGACCCAGGACGCGGGCCTTGGCGAGAAAGCGCATCTTTGGATCCACTTCCTTGAGCGGACGCGGATCGTTGTAGCCCATCGTCGCACGAGCGTGCGCTTCGTAGATGTCGACGCCACTGGCGATCAACTTGAGTAGATCAAAATCCTTGGCGAGGTAGGGCAGGCAGCGTGCTTCGATCTGGGCAAGGTCACAGATGACGAGCGTCTTACCTTCTGGGGCCTCGATGAGTTTGCGGATATCGACGCCGGCTACTTCACCCTTCGGGATGTTCTGACAGTTCCAGCCCCCGCCACCGGAATCACGTCCGGTCGTCGCGCCGAAGTATTTAAGCTCATACGGCATACGCCCATCGGGGCGGGTGCGAGCGATCATTGTGGTCACCGTGTTGAGGTGTTTATTCGCTTTGCGGTAATCCCTGACCGCCCGCACCCAAGGAAATTTGTCGGCGAACTCTGCCTCCCATGCCGCGCCTTCGGGATCCTTCTCGGCAAAAGACTTGGGAGCCCGGATACCTTCTTTCTCACACTGGTCGCGGATCGCTTGCAGCGAGAGGGGAGGATACTCGCCACCGATCCACGGAAGCAGGGCTTCGGCACGGCGCTTCTCCAAGATGAGTTTATCCCGCGCCTCGATGAGGCGGTCCATATTGACCGGCACCCCGCGCATACCCATCTGGCGGGTCATAGCCGAGATCCGCCATTCGCGGTCCGGCATCTTTTCGGCGAATTGCTGCCAAAGCATGAAGGTCGCTTTGGTATCGAGCAGCGCGTAGCGGGCGACTTCCTTTTTGAAGTCGTTGGTCATGTAAGGGGATTTAGGCATCTTGATCCTGCTCCCCTGGATCTTGCACATCGTTAAGATCATCCGCGTTCAGCGAGGCGTTGTAGTTGTCGATCTCCCGTTGGGTCCATCCGTAGAATGGGTCGGAGTTAAGGCCGCGACGATGCTCGTCATCGAGGGTTTGCCGCAGATCGCGGTAGTAATCTTCGCGGCGTTCCCGCATGTATTCTCTGTCGAATTCAGTCATTGTTCGTGGTGTTCTGTTCCGGTTTCTTCAATACAAAGGGTGTTGGTAGCAGGATCGGCCGCTGTCCCGCCTTCCGGCTGGTCGTCTTGCGGCGGTAGCCGATGAGGGCCAGGTCGTCGCCCGACTTCGCGATGATTGGGATGAGCCGGCCCTGCTTCACGAGGCGCTCGATCTTCGGCATACCTTGGCGTTGTTTTGCTTGGTTGGTGGCTGTTCGTTGCACGACAGACCCGTCTCTCAGTCCGTAGCTCATCGTCTGACAAATGTTTGCCCGCCCAGCCACATCGCGT